GACCACCAAATCCATTGCGGGGGGGGGAAACAGTCGCAATTAAAAGGATAATCTGAATGTATCGCTCCTATAGTAAAATGGTTATTACAGGTCCTTGGTAAGGACCAAGTCACAGTTCGATTCTGTGTTGGAGCACCAGTTTACGCGGATGTCGCATAGCGGCTATTGCGCTTCCTTGCCAAGGAAGATGTCGAGGGTTCGAGTCCCTTCATCCGCTCCAATTTCTTATTAAACAAAAATACTGTATAATAAAGCTTTACCTAAAGGAATTATCATGGAATCTAGCGTCAAATTAATCAAGCTTGTTACTGGTGAAGAATTACTTGCAACTGTTCAAACCTTAAAAACAGGTTATTCACTTACAGATGCGATTCTTGTTATCCCACAGCAGGGACCACCTGATGCAGCCGGTAAGACGCAGATCATGTTTGCTTTCATTCCATGGGGAACTTTGGCAAAAGAAGAGATTGAAATTCTTGAAGATAAGATTGTCTACATTACTGAGCCAGAAGATCAGATTCTAGCTCATTACAACAAGATCAATGGAAAGACGAAAATTGAAGTCCCTCCAAAGAACCTTGTCATAGCTCGATAACAAAGTTATACTCCTTACGAATGTACTGGTGGCGGAAAGGTCACGCGGCTGTCTGCAAAATAGTCCCATGCTGGTTCGAATCCAGTCCAGTACTCCAATTTAGAATCTTGTTCCTAAATAAATCATGCACTTGTGAGTGAAGGAGTTAGAACATGTCGAAAGAAGTTCTCGTTGTTGACAAATCAGGAAACCCACGCGAATGGACCGGACTCGAAGAAGAGTCTGCGCGTTACTACGCTTTGGGTAAGGTCATCTGTAATCTTGGTTCTCCTGTTCACACTTTCTATGGTGGCATGAATTCTAAGGGTGAACGATCAAAGATTGAAGTCTCTTCAATCATTATGGTTGACGGTCCTGTGTTTGGACGAGATTTCTACACACGAGAAACGATTTATGCTGAGCGTGATATTCTTTATGCTCGTGATGCTTACATCTGCGCATATTGTGGAATTCAATTCAAGTACAATCAGTTGACTATTGACCATGTGATTCCTAAGTCTCATGGTGGTCGTCACACTTGGGTGAACACTGTTTCTGCTTGCAAGTCATGTAATCACGGTAAAGCAGACAGGACACCGGAACAAGCAGGTATGCAATTGTTGTATGTTCCGTATGCACCTAACTTGCAGGAAAAGCTTCTTTTGGACAACCATAAAGTGTTGTACGATCAGATGGAATATTTGCTTTCGAAGATTCCTAAGTCATCGAGGGTCTGGAAAAATCCAGCTTACAAGTTGAACTAAATATAGGAGATTAGGGTAGTAATCTGGTTTGGAACCAGGCTTCTTTGCTAAAGAAAGGGACGCCGAAAGGTGTTGGAGTTCGATTCTTCTGCTACCCGCCAATCTATGTACGCAATTCAAGTAAATATAAATCTTGATTGCCGTTTTGTCATGATGGAGCATCGTGGTCTCCAGTTTCTTCTAAAAGGTGAAAGTTTAGCTCTCTATAAAAGCTTTTTAGCTAAACCGATTGAGTATCAAAAATACATTCGTGATCTGGTGAAACAATGAAAAAAGAAACTGAATCCGAAACTTTAGATGCTGATGAATTCTATGAAATCATAGCTTCTAATCCGACTTGTTTTGAAGATTTCGTAGGGATGCCAAATACTCCGGAAACTCGACAGAAACTACACGAATTCATTAAAAAGAAATTTCGCGAACAAATGATCGAGTTGGCTGCTGTGCAACCAATGAGCAGATCAGCAGGATCAATCTTTACAGTGAATGCAAAATATTCTGACGAATATATGCAAGAATTAAATTTGAGTGCAAAACATGAGTAAGCGTGAATTAGTATTCTCCGTTACCGCATCCGATTGGTCATACACTCGCGGCACCGGCAACGGTGGTCAAAAGAAGAATAAAACCAATTCTGCGGTCCATTGCACCCATCGTGCCTCAGGTGCCCACGGTTATGCTGAAGATCATCGAAGTCAGCACCAGAACCGTTCTCTTGCGTTTGAGCGCATGGCAAAGACCAAGAAGTTTGAAGACTGGCGTCATTTGGAATTCTTAAAGAGAACTGGTCAAGAAGCAGTCATTCAGGACAATGTAGAACGCCAAATGCGCAAGATTAAAGTCGAAGTGAAAGACGACGGTCTCTGGAAAGAAGTAGATAAAAATGCTATACTTCCAGACGAAGAACAGGAGACAAGTGATGGATGAAAATATCCTATTTAAAACGACCGGTGGCGATTTCATCGACCAGTTTGAGACAGGTAGCTATATACGATATAAAGGTTATGTGAAAGTTAAGAAGGGTAAAACACCCGATAAAGACTATCTTCAAATTGATTTCAATATGTCTCTCGGTGACTGCAATAGGGTAATCAATTGGGATTTTGAAAGTTATGAAGAGGTGGACAGTTTAAAAATTGACAAGATCAACGAGGCTATTTCTATTTTAGAGAAAGCGAAAAACGATCTTGTTAAAATGCAGAGAATTGTCGATAAAGAAAGAGCTAGAATCGACAAAGAGAAAATCAAAGCAGGAGATAAAGATGGCGATTAAGATTGTTGACGAACAACCAGACATTCAATTGACTTCAGATGAACATATGAGACTTCTTTCTGAATATCGAAAGGCTTTTATGTCCTATGCTGGTACGCCACCAACCTTTGAAAGTTGGGTTCGCAGTAGAGTAGTTACAGAAAGTAAACTATTAAACGAGTTTTCAGTTTAAAGATTTGACTGTCGATCTATCGCGGAGGGTAAGGAGACCCATCGAGGAAGTTCGCTGCTCACCGATACCCTGTAGAAGTCTAAAGACGTTTGTACTACTGATACCGTAAACGGCGGTGAGCAACTTAAACAGATCGTTTCCGAAGGTATAGGAGCAAAGATCGGGTTAAGGCTTAGAGAAATGATAGATTAGAAACAGAACAGCGGCTATGAGCAGTCAATTTTAAACTAAATAATGAAACGCTCTGTAAACATAACAGGAGATGTGCTGATTTCGTAAGTCAGAGAATGCAGTTCGAATCTGCAACAGAGCACCAATGATAGAAAAACGCTACAACCAACGACGTAAAACCACTAATTCAATTCTTGTTGTAGCTAGACATGGAAACATGCGATCTATTGGACGCATTCTAAACGTTAGTGCTGGTGGTGGCGCATGTTTATCTCTTCCAAATTTTCCCATTACAGTCGGAACTCGCTTTGAAATTTGTTTTGCGATTCCTATAAATAACGGCAATATCTACAAGCTGCATTTCAGAAGTGCTGTTGTAATTCATATTACAAATGGTACAATGGGCGTAGTTAATGGCAACATTGAAAGGAAGTTAATTAACGCAGCAGCTTAGGAGAACATCATGGGTTTACTTATTTCAATGCTTTTAGCATTCACCATGTTCTTCATTTTGACTTCGTTTATTAAGCGCAAACCTGTGAAACATTTTTACATCATTCGTGGTATCCCTGGATCTGGGAAGTCCACCTTAGCAGCTAAAATGGCTGAGGAATCACACGTCTCCTATGTCGAGACTGATCAATTTCTATACAACGAGAAAGGTGAATACGAATGGACCGAGGAACGTCTATCTCGTGCTATTGATCAATGTTATGACGGTGTATATCTTCGTATGGTTATGAAAGAGCCTATCGTCATTACAGCGGGTGTTTACTCTCGCTGGAGAGCTATGCGCGGTTACATTGAATTGGCGCAGACTCATGGGTATCAAGTACACATTATTGAGTGTAAGGGTGATTACGGGTCTATTCACGGTGTTCCGGCTGATCGCTTAGAAAAGATCAAGCAAAAGTTTATCACTAACTCAGGTCTTCCTCAAATGCAAGGAATTCAATACAGTACCCATCCTTAATTAAATATTGACTTTCTTAATAGTTCAGGTATAATCTCCCTGTTGTCAATAGCCGCGTTAGTCACACAGTTCTAATCTTCAGGTGACGATGTATGGTGCAGAACGTGGGATCGTTACCCACACGCGGTTTACTTTATTATGTAAAAGGAGTGAAAATGACGAATGCAATTAAACCGATGTTGGCTGGTGCTGCCCCGGAAGTTTTCAATTTTCCCCTGTTAGCCTCCCCTAAGCTGGATGGCATTCGCTGCATGGTTCACAATGGTGTTGCCATGAGCCGTAACTGGAAACCGATCCCAAATCTTCATGTTCAAAAAATGATTGGTCGTCCAGAATTCAATGGTTTTGATGGTGAACTGGGTGTTGGTAATCCCGGTGCTCCGGACTTCTATCGCACAACCATGTCTGCTGTCATGTCCGAGGAAGGTGAGCCTGATTTCACGTATTGGGTTTTCGATCACATTAGCATTGGTATGAGGCCATTTGGTGAACGGGTTAAGTATCTTGTTGACCTAATGAGTCAAGGTAAGATTCTGTATCCGGCTAATCTCGTTGAACAGCGCATGATTAACGATCAGTCTCAACTGGATGAATATGAGTCTGAAGCACTGGGTCAAGGCTATGAGGGTTTGATTGTTCGCAACCCCTATGCAGCTTACAAGCATGGTCGTTCCAGTACCAAAGAAGGTGGCATGCTTAAGCTGAAGCGTTTTAGCGATGCTGAAGCCGTGATTATTGGCTTTCAGGAGTTGATGAAGAACAACAATGTTGCTGAACGCAATGCGTTTGGCCGCACTGAAAGGTCTTCCCACAAGGAGAACATGCAACCCATGGGAACCTTGGGTGCTTTTGTTTGCAAGACTCCTGAAGGTGTTGAGTTCGCTATTGGCACCGGCTATACCGCAGCAATGCGTCAGGAGTTTTGGGACAATCGTAAGAATCTTATTGGCAAGTTAGCCAAGTACAAGTTCTTCGACGGTGGCAACAAGGAAGCACCGCGTTTCCCAGTGTTCATTGGCTTTCGAGACGTAAGGGATCTGTAATGTGGCACACGATTTCAATTGTGTTGTGGTCAATCATAGGTGTGCTGTTCGTTATAGTGAATATTGTTCGCGTTACGCAACAGCGAAAGTATTACCGCACACTTTTGGAAACTGTTAGGCTCAGTGAACAAGTCATAGAGTTGCACCAGGAAGCATTGGTATGGGCAGTTGGCACGGGTCAACTGCCCCCAACCTGTCCAGGGCATTTTATGCATCTATTGATCGAAGCAAAAGAGAAAGCCGATAAACTGAACGGTGCTTAATGGCAACGCACAATGTTTTGGTCAAATATACCGACGAGCAGCTTCAACTTCAATCTTTTATATCATCAGAATTTATTGTTGATGATGATAAAGGATTTGCTGAGAGTCTTGCTTACAGTATAAATCCAACTAAGAACCAAATTAAGTGGATATCAATTCTCCTGAAAAAAATTCTAGGCGAAGATACGAAATATGATTTTCGAAATATTTTTGAATACTTAGAAAGTGTTACTGGAAAGCAGATATCGCAATTTTTTGATAAAAATGTGCTTAAAATGAGGATCGCTTCTGAACAGGCGAAATATCCTGGAGCTATTTACATGACCTCAGAAGCCGGTTATATTGGGCGCATTAATACCGATTACTCTGTTGTTCTTACAATAGATTACGCACATTTATATGATCAGATTATCGAATTTTTGACTGAACTTAATCGTAGATTCGATTACACCAACGAGCAGCTTCGGCTTCAATCTTCTATATCATCTGTGGATTTAGTTGAACCTCAAGTAAAAAATATTGTACGTAATCCGTTCGACCCTGATAAGATGAATGATATTTTGAACGAGTACGGTAAAGGAGTCAAAAATTCACATGTTTGAAAATATTAAGACATTTGTCGAAAACAATCCAAAGCTGGTGACTTGTCGTGAGTCTATTCGCTATCCAGGTTTATTTGTTGTCAAGTACACTCGAAAGGTTTTTTATGACAACCTGTGGACACCGGAATTGGAAGAGTGTCGTGGATTGGTTGTCGATAAGGATTGGAAGCCAGTTATTTTACCTTTCAAGAAGATCTACAATCGTGGTGAACGAGGAACTGATTTTTCATTGGATCAGAGGGTGACAGCTGTCCGTAAGATAAACGGATTTATGGCAGCGGCAACTTACGTCAAGGATCATGGTGTCATTGTATCTACGACAGGATCACTCGACTCAGATTTTGTTGGATTGGCAGAGAAATGGTTACGTCCTGATGTTACCAATTGGATTCGTGATTTGGGGCATAACATCACATGGTTATTTGAAATTTGTGATCCTTCTGATCCACACATCATTCCTGAAGAGCCGGGAGCATACTTGATAGGTGCTCGCCTTCATTATGATGGTGGTATGGCTGTCGAATCTTCATTGGATACTCATGCTAAGCATATGGGTGTATTGCGCCCTCAGGTCGTATACAACAATATTTTGTTCTCTACTGTTCTAGACCTTGTGAAGAATTGTCAGCATGAAGGCTTTGTGGTGCATGGACCGTCCATGTCACTTAAAATCAAGTCACCATACTATTTGATCAACAAGTTTCTTGCTCGAAAGAAGGGTGACAGGCTGATCGATTTGCTGGCCGACATTCCTTCATTTCGTAAGACTGTGGATGAAGAGTTTTATCCGCTCCTGGATTATTTGGAGGGTCATATTGATTTTCCATCCATGAATGAGCAGGATCGACTTACAGTGATTCAAAATTTCTTGACATCTTAAGAAATTACTATTAAAGCGGTATTATTATATTTTGGAGTTATCATGAAAGTCATCGATAGTGACAATTACAAGGCCAGCGGAATCGAGACATTCTTTTTCCCTGGCGGTGAACCACATGCCCGAATTCCAGAAGATTTCGGCCCAGCCCTTTTGTATCTTAAGGCGCGTACCTGGAACGACGTAGGTTTGGCCCTTTGCGTTTTGAATGCTCTCAATTGCCAATCTCGTAAGAATGGTGTATACCATAATATTTGGTTGTTTTGTCCATATTTTCCCGGTGCCCGACAGGATCGAAGCGATGGCTGTACTCCTTTGACAACCAACATAATGATCGATATGTTCTACAATGAAACAGATCGTATCTACACGTTTGATGTGCATTCAGAGCATACTCAGCATTCTGTATATCATAATTTTATGCCTTCTGATCTTCCGATTAAAGATCTATTTCCACGAACACCGCGAATTATCATTCCGGATAAAGGGGCCAAGGCTCGTGCTGAAGATTTTGATAGCGTGTTTAGCTCAAGCTATGAGTTGATTCAGTGTGAAAAGAAGCGTGACTTTGCTACAGGCAAGTTCGAAGGATTCACAATGCCACAGTTACCAGAAGCGGCACATTACCTGATTGTCGATGACATTTGCGATGGTGGTGGTACATTTAACTTGCTGGCTCAGGAGTTTGAGAAAAACCCTTATGCTGTGAGCAGTACCCTATCATTGTGGGTGTCTCACGGTATTTTCTCTCGCGGTTTGAATAACATTAGTCCGACAATCAAACACATCTACACGACAGACAGCTTCAGTCACATGCCAGCGAATCCGTATCATGACCCACGTTTGCATGTCGTTTCGCTTCAGCCGATTATTGATGAAATTCTAGAAGAAGCACGAACAACGGAGGAATACAAAAATGTTTGATTTTATTACCCTGGTGGATGGCTACAAGCTGGATCATCGTCGCCAATACCCCAACAAAACACAAAGCGTGTATTCGAATTGGACGCCACGCGCTACACGTATTTCAGGGGTTGATAGGGTGGCTTTCTTTGGTCTTCAATATGTTCTTAAAGAATATTTTGTTGATCGAGCAATTAAAACATTTTTTGAACTTCGTAAGGCCGAGGTTACTGATAAGTATCAGAAACGTTTGAATGGTTATTTTGGACCAAATTCAATCGGTGTACAGCACATCGCTGATCTACACTCTTTAGGGTATATTCCATTGGAATTCAGAGCAGTTCCTGAAGGTACTCGTGTTCCTCTTCGTTGCCCGATGTTTACTGTTGAAAGTACTCATGAAGATTTTGCATGGGTCACAAACTATTTTGAATCTATGCTTTCGAATCTGATTTGGAAAGGTTGCACAAGTGCTACTCACGCACATCGTATGCGTGCAATGTTTGAGAACTATGCTCGTAACACGGGTGGTGATCTTAGCTTTGTCGATTGGCAAGGTCATGATTTTAGTTTTCGTGGCATGAGCGGTATCGAGGATGCAGCGTTGAGCGGTGCTGGTCATTTGTTATCTTTCACTGGAACAGATACTCTTCCGGCAATTGAATTGCTTGAAAAGTATTATTCTGGAAATCAAGAAGCTTTACTCGGAATGAGCGTTCCAGCAACTGAACATTCTGTGATGTGTGCCGGTGGTGAAAAAGATGAGTTTGAAACATATAATCGTCTTTTAGATTTATATCCTTCAGGCATTGTCAGCATTGTTAGTGATACTTGGGATTTGTGGCAAGTCATTGGTTCAATCCTTCCAAAATTGAAAGGTAAGATCATGGCTCGTGATGGAAAGACTGTTATTCGTCCTGACAGCGGCGATCCTGTGGACATTCTTTGTGGCAATCCAAATCACAAGGGTACGAATTCTCGCGACGAGTTGATCCGTAAAGGTGTCGTAGAAGCATTATGGGATATTTTCGGCGGCACAGTGAACGAGAAAGGTTACAAAGTGCTCGATTCACACATTGGTGCGATCTATGGTGACAGCATTACCTACGACCGTGCTCAAGAAATCTTCCAGCGTTTGGCCGCAAAAGGTTTTGCCAGCACAAACGTTGTTTTGGGTTTGGGTTCTTATTTTTACGAATACAACACGCGAGATACCTATGGTTTTGCCATGAAAGCCACAGCGGCTCGCGTTGATGGTGTTGAACACATGTTGTTCAAAGATCCAAAGACTGATAGTGGTGTGAAAAAGAGTGCCAAGGGTCGCATTGTGATTTTAGGTGATGGTAAGCTTGAACCGTTCCATGCCCGAGACGAGTTGACGAGAGCCGAACAGAGTTGGTTTGAGAAACATGATGCGTTGGCTTTGGTGTGGCGCAACGGTAGTTTCTACAAAAAGTGGAATGTAGGACAAATTAGAGCGAATATTCGGCGCTAGAAATTCGTGTGGAGACTAAATAATGGGTAACATTATGGAGTCTCTACATGTCAAAACCTCGCCTACTTTTTATCGTGAAACGTCGTGAAGATTATTCCGACCACGAGTCCTATTCTCAGAAAGGTGTCTCAACAGGATTGTGGAATTCTGCTCGCCTAGTGGTCGAGATGCTTAACGAAAACGGTGTTGAAGCGAAATTGGTTGAAGTCATCGATAACAATTGCATTGATCGAGAAGTAACCAAATTTAGACCGACAGATGTAATCATAGAAGCCCTCTGGGTCGTCCCTGAGAAATTCGAAATTCTTTCAAAGCTTCATCCGACCGTCAACTGGAATATCAGACTTCACAGTGAATTACCATTCATGGCAAACGAAGGTATTGCCATGAAATGGATCAGCGCCTACGTCAAACATAAAAATGTCAGCGTATCAGCCAATTCATTAAGGATGCTTAATGAGATTTCTTTTATACTTAACGAAGAGAATGATTGGACCGAAGAAGAATTGCGTGAGAAGGTTTTCTATACACCCAACTATTACATGCCGAAAGAATTGACTCCTAAGGAAAGGACACCCTTAAAGGATAGGGAACATGTTGATGTGGGTTGCTTTGGTGCTATTCGACCATTGAAGAACCAGCTTATTCAAGCAGTCGCCGCTTTGAAGTTTGCTGATAGCTTAGGTAAGAAACTACATTTTCATATTAATGTCGGACGCATAGAGAACAAAGGTGATCCCGTTTATCACAACATCGTGGATCTATTTGAATCTCTTAAAGATAAAGGGCATAAGCTTATTTGCCACCAGTGGACGCCTCATCACAAGTTCATCGAAATCATTAAGGACATGGACATGGGCCTTCAGGTGTCCTTTACGGAGACCTTTAACATCGTTGCAGCCGACTTTGTTGCCTGTGGGGTACCGATGGTCGTCTCTAGTGAGATCGCCTGGGCATTCCCCTATTACGCCGATCCTACAAGTTCTGATGACATCTTTAGTAAAATGAAGACTGTTTGGCGTCACAAGGATGCCGACGTATGTCTAAACCGTCGCGGTTTGAAGGCTTATTCCAAGAAATCTACCAAAGTTTGGTTAAGGAATTTTAATAATGACAACTAAAGTTATCGTTAGCAATGAATCGAGCAATACCGGCTCAGATATTCATGATGTGGTTCTTAAGCGTGCCTATAACGGCACTCCGACCTATGATGTAATTGCCATCTTGAAACCTGGTGAAAAGACCGAGGCTCACGTATGGGCTAACACCAGAATTACTGTGGAAGAAGTCTCTTAAACCATTGCTATTAATTAAGAATTAATGTAATATTTCATTCAGTGTTAAATAACTGGTGACAATTATGAATCTAAGTAGCATTTGGTCTTATGTACGTCGATTGGTAGGCAACGGTACAGCTGCAACGATTGGTATCCTTCTATTCATAGCCTTGTTAGCATTTTTATTGTATCGCCCTGCACACGCGGCTGAAGTTGATATCAATGCCGGATCTTCATTCGGAACAGAAGGCTACGGTCCAACACTAGGACTTACTTACAAGCAAGAAATCACACCCAACAAGGGTCTAAATTTTATTGCTGGTACTACACTTTGGGGTTCAACCACTTTTCAAAGTGAAACGGTTCCAAATAATTGGGATTGGCATTTAGGACTACAGTCTTGTCGTTGGGATTTCTGTGCCGATCTAGGACCGGCTTTTGTACAGAGGATTGATGTTATTAATGGTGCTCACACAAATTTCCATTTAGGTATATCATATCAATTGTCTAGTCGATGGAGTCTTGCTATCGGACATGTATCTGACGCAGGTACTTCATCTCCTAACGTGGGTCGCCAGAATCTTTCAATCGTATATCGTTTACAGTAATGTCAAAAATATTCCTTACATCAGACAATCATTTTTCCCATAAGAACATTCATAAGTTCTGTCCTCATACCAGGCCGGATGCGGACATTGAAGTTATGGATCAGAAAATGATTCGTCGTTGGCAAGAGCAGGTAGGTCCTGAGGACGATGTGTTTGCCTTGGGTGACTTCTTTTTCTGTGACTCTGAGCGTGCCAAGAATATTATGAACCAGTTGACAGGACGCATTCATTTGATTTACGGAAATCATGATAGGGTCATCCGCAATGATGTTCAGTTGCAAAAGAAGTTTGCTTCTGTTCAGGAATACAAGGAATTGAATACCCCGCACGGAACGTTCGTTTTGTTCCATTATCCAATTATGGAATGGAACAAAATGCACCATGGTGCCTATCATTGCCATGGTCATATCCATGAGCGTTTCAATCCCATGACTGAACAACATCTTGAGGCTGGTAGAGTGGCTAACGTTTGCATCGATTCTCCTATTTTTGGAACCGGTGATTATTCATTGTATTTGTTGGAAGATGTAAAAAAATTCTTGGACTCTAAACCAGTTCGAGGACATCATGGTTTGGCAACGTGAGCAGAACCCCTGATGCAGAATATGATGGATCTGACAAAGTCAGAGTCATTAGAATGGGTGAAGAGTTAGAAATTGAAAGATGGGAAATGCAACTGGGTGATATTTTCTATCATGAAGGTAAGACTTGGAAAGTAATTGATATCGGTGGGACTTTTGATGGTAAAGCGGAAGTATTAGCTGAGGGTATTTAATGCGTCATATAATGTTTGATATTGAAACTTTGGATGTTGAAAGTAGTGCTGCTGTTTTGTCAATTGCAATGATAGAATTCGCATTAGATGAAAAACCAGTTTACAAAGATTTGTTGAATCGTGCTCACTTCATCAAGTTAGATGCACGCGAACAGATCACCAAATATAAGAGAACTGTCGATAAAGCCACATTAGAATGGTGGTCTAAGCGTTCTAAATTAGTACGTGATGTCAGTCTTACGCCGAAGCCTGATGATCTTCCTTTATTGGAAGGATTAGAAAAAATTCGCACACTCAGTGGTTGTAGCATGGACATGAAAAAGAATTTTCAGGTCATGTTTTGGCAACGTGGTGGTTTGGATCAAGTTGTATTTGAGAGTCTGTGTAGATCAGCTGATCACCCAGTATTCACACATTATTCCAATTGGCGCGATGTTAGAACCGCGCTAGATCTTACGGTAGAAGGTTGCGTTCATGGTTACGCTCCTGTTCCGTGGATGGATCAAGATACTGTACATAAGCACGATCCTGTTGCCGACTGTGCGTATGATATTTGTCAATTACTGGTGAACAACGGTAAACCAGATTCAATTTAAATTAAGGAGTGACTATGAGTAATTCTACGCAGACGTATAAGTTGTTTGAAGTTTTGAAGAGTGGTGAACCGGTTTCGGTCACCAAAATTGCAGAAGAGTTGAAGGTTAAGATTCCTTCTGTTCCTGTCTATATTCACGGTTTGAAGAAAGCCAAGGCTGAAATCACTGCGATCCGTGAAGGACGTAAGGTTGTTTCTTATCAGATGGTGGATTCTAGCCAGGTTAATATTTCTGAACATCGCAAGAATTCTGCTGCTGCAATTGCCAAGGCAAAGAGTGTGAGCAAAAATTCAGCTACTTTGATTCCTTTGGAAGATGGTGCTGCTCCGGTAAGTATCGGTGAACGAGAAATGGCTGATACGTTGGATTCTCTTGGAGTGGAATCTTTTTCAGGTCATTCAGCAGATTAATCATGGCTCTTTTACAGCGACTTGCACAACAAATCATTAATAATGAACTGGGTGGTACATTCGAAGATAAGATTGAAGCCTACCAGTTCATGAATGATAACTTTTTTCTGGATTTGCTTACAGAAAAGCAAAGATCAGAATTTAACATGCTAGTTGAAGGTGGCCAAATAGAAACAGCACCTTGGAGAAATTTTGAATCATGATTTACGAATTTAAGGTAATTGCTCCACTTCCTGATCCTGAATTGACCGAAAAGTTTCCAGTTGGAACAATCGTAGAAGTCAACATGAAGATGTCAGAGTACGATGGTTTTGTTAACAACAATCCTGAGCTTGAACGTTACATTGGCACCGCCCCTGCTGTGACTTTTGAGGGTCGCACTTATGGTGGTGGCTATGGTCTCGAAACTAAGCAGCCTGACGGCTTCAAAGAAGTCTTAGCTAAGATCGGTGAGGCTCATCCTATATCGCCTCTTGCTGAGCGTTATAGGAAGAATAAAACGATCAAAGAAATTAAGACTAAAGAAGTTGTTAAGAAACATCGCGAGAAAGCAGTTAGTGCTCGTAAAGAAGCGATCAAAAAAGTTAGGAACAAGGTTAACTCATAATGACTACGATCAAACAGTTCAATAAGGCTCGCAACATGGTCAAGGCCAAAAGAGCAGCACCGATCACTATTGCTGGTTTGAAGCGTGTTCAGGTTCAGAAGCCAAGGGTTGTGAAGTCTACCGGTAAGCGTGGCGGGACGATGAAGATCCGCTAATAATGTTCAAACATAACTTTGTTATCGCACCTGTTGTAACTGTTGATGAGTCTAGTGGTAGCCGCAGATACACTACACCAAATGGTGATTCTTATCAGTCTGTCACTAAATTTATTTCCGACAATTGGGATAAGAGTTTTCTAGATAAATGGAAGAAAAGAATAGGAGAGAAGAAAGCCGCTAGTGAATCATTGAGAGCTACTGATCGAGGACAAAGATTACACAATACTGTCTATCATTATTTAATGAATGATGAAAGAAATTATCGTAGTTCATTGAATTCTGATCCGTGGGACAAAGGGTTGTTCTTAAAAATAAAACCCAAGTTAGACAAGATTACTGAAGTCAGATTGCTCGAAAAGAGTCTTTATTCTGATAGTCTGAAACTGGCAGGGACACCTGACATCATAGGTAATTACGATAATGTGCTGTCTACAATCGATTTGAAAACGAGCGGTAAAGACAAGTTAGAAGAATGGATTACAACGTATTGGCTTCAATGCTCAATCTATTCGAGAATGTATGCAGAGTTGTACGGTGAGATGCCAGCGCAGTCTGTAATTATTATGGCGATTGAGGATAATCCTCAGCCTATGGTTTTTATTGAGTCATCGTTTAAGGGTCAGCTTAGGCTTGAAGCATTCATTGAAAATCCTGTGAAGTTTCAAGAACAACTAATAGCTGAAAGGAAAGCAAACAAACTTTTGGAGAAAAAGAAATGATTAAAAACTTGTATCAAAAAGTTGGCGATACGTTTGCACCACCTCCTGAAACTGGTGAAGTAAGATTGCCGAATGGTTGCACTTTACATTGGATAACTGGCGACCAAGGTCGTGAATATTTTAGTGATGAAGTTGGTGGTGGCGTACAGGTTTGGCATACAGCATTAGTCGATCAAAGTACATTGTTAGCCGCCATTGTTCAGGAACAAGCATTTCAAAAATTAGAGTATGTTATTAAAGATAGAAAGGATAGGAAATTAAAATGAGTACATATACAAATCTTAAAGAATTTATCGTAATAGTTCGTAAACTTGCCGACAATCACGGTGTATTGGTTACCACAGACAATGATAACAATACGGTTGTCGCTCACCATAAGGGTAAGACTGTGGCCCAATGGTTTAGCAATTCAGGATTCATCGATGATGATTACGTAGCTCTTGCAAATCAACCAAAGAAAGAAGCTAAATAAAGTATTCTCCCGTGTAGCTCAGTGGCTAAGAGCGGTCGTCTCTAAAACGATGCGTCGCGGGTTCGATTCCTGTCACGGGAACCAAATTAAGGAAGTAAAAATGTCATTAGTAACACTTGTAAAATCTCTAGATACCAGCCTACGCGATGCCGTAGTTCAAATTGAAGAATGGTATCTTCCAAAAGAAGCTGAATTCACTGGTAAGGTTGATGAAGCTGGTCGTGCTATTTACACTCTTGTCAAGACTGAAGTTGCTAAGGTAGAAACAGTTGCAAATACTGTTGTTGCCGAAGTTAAGAGTGAAGCCAAAAAGGTTGAAGCCGCTGTCGCTAATGTTGTTAGTGAAGTTAAAACCGAAGTCAAGGCAGTAGAAGCTAAGATCGAAGCCGTAGTTGCAAAGGCAAATGTATAATGGCTACTAAGATCTAGAAGATTCCTGACACGTAGAACCTACATTATGCACGAGGACCACCTTGTGTAATTGTCTGATTTTTAATATCATTCAATTACATTTAGGAGACTCATATGAAAGACTTTAGAACAATCTACAAAACACTTGCTCGTACCAAGCAACTCGACCGCTACCACATGGTTCAATATGCCATTCTTAGGGCTATTAAAGACCATGACCCTACCTGGCACCGTATCTCATTAGAATCATTAGCTGATGTCTATTTGAGGCGTGCCTTTACTCCAATCCGTCGCAAGTCCAAGCTGGATAATGGTCGTGAACCATTTGATACCATCTATTGGACCTTGTTTGGTTGTGGCTTCAGCATTCTTGGAACTGATCCTGATAATATTTTTTCTAATAATGAAGAATTAGAGAAATATCATGCTATTATAAAGGCACTTCAAATAAAGTATTCGTTCACTAGAACGTCTGAGTATTTGAATAGATATTACGTTTACACTTTTGTTAGGCAGGATATCAGTCCGGAGTATCAGCTTGTTCAAGCAGCACATGCTGCTGCAAAGATGGGACACCGTCTAGGTAATGGTAGATTCAACGGGGCCGCTGCCGAGAAGGCATTCGATGAATTATATTTTGCGGTGATCGGTGTTGCTAACGATGAAGAGATGGCAATTGCTATTAAGGATTGCAAGGAACTTGGTTTGGAAGTATTTCCTTTCTACGAGCCAGACATAGGCTCAGTTCTTACGGCATTTTCCACATCTCCTGTTCGAGCAGACAAGAGAAATAGACTGCTTTCATACAAGAAACTGAAGTTTAAGACTAGTGTAGATAAATAAGTTTGAATGATAGTAAACCTTTGACTAAAGGTGCGGAACACTGGGGTTCGACTCCCCACAGGTCCACCAAAAAGATACTGACTGTTATCAGGCAGCAGTTAGCTTAATGCCGAGTGATAGAGCTAACGTCGCAGTATCTTTCTGATGGGCCTGAACTGGTATCGACTTCGCAAGTAATACACCAAGGGCTATCCGGTAGGTAACAACCGTGAAAGTGCAAAACTATAAATGCATCTAACGATGACATGTTTGAACAGGACTTCGCACTAGCTGCGTAATTCTGCTCTGAGTTTCGGTGGGTTTCTTGGAAACAGAATAACCCACCACTGTTTTTCAAATAGGAGAAGCTAGTGGCGAAGAATAAAGTTGAAGAAGGTATGACTCACGAAGACCTGACTCTTATTCTTTCATTAGCTCTCTCACAAGTGATGGGTTGGATGCCTGAAGAAAACCGCTCCAAAGCCATCGTTCTCGAAGACCCACGCGACCCAAAAAATCTTTGCGCAGTTCATACTGGCCCAGACGGCATCACCCTACTCATGGGTGATGGCTTCAAAGGCTTTTGTGAAGAACTCTTGTGCGAAGAATGTATAGCCAAATTAGAACCTTACTCTGTCATCTTTACAGGTTTCAATCTCGAAACCGGTGAATTCGATCCCGAAGCATTCGTTGGACTTTATGGTTCACACGATGAAGACATTGGGACCTTAGAAGTCGATTTAGATGATGAAGAAATTGAAATTCAACCTAGTGACATGTCTAGAAAAAGGACATTGAACTAATGAACTTTCCTAATAACAAAAACAGAGGGTCAACATGGCTAAAAAGAAAGGGCAGAGTGTTTTCGTGCGCAACAGTCTCAGACTTAGAGAGATTGAACCACTAACAGCAAACCAAAAGAAGCTGTTCCAAACATATCAAACTGGCTTAAATCTTTTTGTCCATGGATGTCCAGGTACTGGTAAAAGCTTTTTGAGTATCTATCTAGCCCTTCAAGAATTAATGAAGGAAGATACTCAATACAAGCGCATCATTATCCTTAGGTCAACTGTCCCGGCTCGTGAGGTTGGATTCTTGCCAGGTACTGCCGAAGAGAAGGCAGCTATCTATGAGATCCCTTACATGGGCATCTTTACAGAGCTTTTTAACCGTCCTGATGCCTATGACATCCTCAAGGAAGAGGGTAGCATCGAATTCGTCACCACGAGCTTCCTACGCGGTATGAGCTTCAAGGATTCGATCATCATTGTGGATGAACTCCAGAACATGCAATTCGAAGAGCTTAATACTGTCATAAGCCGTGTCGGTGACGGTTCTAAGGTCCTATTCCTGGGTGACTACTACCAGACCGACCTTAATAAGAAGCGCAATGATACGAGTGGCTATATTAAGTTCAAAAGAATCCTTGAGATGATTGATTTATTTGGCTTTGTTGAGATGGATATCACAGATATTGTAAGATCGTTACTCGTAAAGAAGTATATTATTGCACGCATAAAATACGAAGAAAGTCACGAAGATTTGACCTGAGCTAATTCTTAAGGTAGCATCGTCACTCCATTTCAATTTGAAGGAGTGACAATGACTAACCTTATTAAAGCATCGAAAGAAACCATGTGCTTTTGGCTCATGACTTTCGTTGCCATTATGGTGACCATTACCTACGTTGTACGGACACAGGAGCTTAAGAACGAATTGTTGGTTGAGCGTGATGTGCATCGTGCAACTGTCGAAGAGTTGATTGGTAAGGCCAAGTCCTACCAGGATAAGCTTCTTGCTCAGCAAGACGAAGTTGCCGAGATTGAACGCAAGAAGGCAGAACAAGCCAAGAAGGATGCTATTAAGAAAGCGCGATTGAATTTCACCCAAAATGAAGTCACCTGTCTTGCCGACAACATTTATCATGAAGCCGCATTTGAACCTGAGGAAGGTCAGCTAGCAGTCGCTACTGTCACCATGAATCGAGTTGCGGATAAAGATTATCCAAAAACTGTTTGTGGAGTCGTTTATGAACGACATATTAAAAAAGATTCTGATAAAATAGTCTGTATGTTTTCGTGGACTTGTAAGCCTAGGACTGGGATTCATCCGAGTCTTTATCAGAAAGTGATCAGAATGGCTCGTGATGTGTATTTCAAGCATGAACGTAATGGTGATGTGGCTGACGCTACTCTCTATCATGCTGCTTACATCAAGGCACCAAACTGGGCAGATCCGGAGAATTTGGTGGCAACCATTGGACAGCATTTGTTTTATCGACAATGAAGTGTCCAGAATGTGACACTTTAGGCTATCTTGTGTTGCCTTCTTACGGTCAGATCCACACTGAAGACTGTAAGAAGCTTCACAAGAAGCTGAAAGGAGATGGACTTACGGCACCACTTTGTAAGTGTCCTGTTTGTCAAACTTGTTTTAAGATTCGAATGGAATATTTGGAGTTCGCTTTTGACAAAAATAATCCACGTAAACGTGAACGTGATTCGACACAACAAGAAACACGGGAACAATCTACCGGTTTGTCGAGTTCAGGAAGGACCAAAGACAACTTACTGTAAAGAAGTCTTGATCAATGGGCCTAGTAAGCTCGTATATCGTCCAGAAAAGCCGCTTCCATGCGGTGCCAAACTTTGGATCGAAACAGAAGCAGACATCACTATAGCTGATGCTGTGCCATATTCTCTCATCAAAGAAGCGATGGAATCCCTATGAAAATACACTCGGATGTAAAGCTGGATTATTCTGATGTCATGTTATTACCTAAATGCGGTGGAAAGGATGCACCACAATCTAGGAGTGAGGTTAATTTATTCAATGATGATGGTTTTGTTCCTATCATTGCCGCAAACATGGATGGTGTTGGGACATTTGAGATGGCTATTCAGTTATCCAAATACGATACTTTGACTGCACTCCATAAACATTACAGTGTTGATGAGTTGGTGGATTTTTATTGCAACAATCCTACTGTTGCTCCGTATACCATTTATTCAATGGGAACTAATGATTGGGATAAATTTAGTTTATTTACTGAAGTATTTCGTCAATCTTCTTTTCAGTGGCCATTCGCGGTATGTGTCGATGTGGCCAACGCATATACGAAATCTACTCACGATTTTGTTAGAAAACTTCGAGAGAATTACACCGGCATAATTATTGCTGGTAATGTAGTTACACGAGAAGGGGTTGCAAGCTTAGCCAACGCTGGAGCCGATATTATTAAGGTAGGTATCGGACCAGGATCTGTTTGTACAACTCGTAGGTTAACTGGCATTGGTTATCCTCAATTTAGCGCAGTGATTGAATGTGCTGATCAAGCACATAATTATCAAGCTGACATTAAAATTATTGCCGATGGTGGTATTACTTGTCCTGGTGATGTAGCCAAAGCATTAGCCGCAGGAGCCGATTACGTGATGCTTGGTGGGGTATTTGCCGGTCACGACGAGGGTGGTGGAGAAGTTGCTGGTACATCTATGAAACTTGGTGGTCCGGAGTTTCGTAGGTTTTACGGAATGGCTTCGAAGCCAGCGCAAGACAAACATAATGGCGGCGTAGCAGAATATCGAGCCAGCGAAGGTAAAGAGGTATTGATTCCTTATAAAGGACCAGTATCGAATACTATTAAAGAATATCTAGGTGGTCTCCGTAGCACTTGTGCGTATATGGGTGTTAAAGATCTTTCAAAAATATCAATCAATCCGGAATTCATAAAAGTTAATCGTCAATTGAATCAAGTATTCGGAGCATAAAATGTTCAGTGATCACAAGAAAGAATGCATGTGTGATAAGTGTATAAACCGCAGAGTCATAGAGCGCAAGCTTAAAGAAGAACAGGACAAGCTAGCAGCCGGATATATTGCTCGTCGTGGTGGTTTGGATCGTCCACCAAATAAGAAAAACGTATGAGTACTATAGATGATGAAGGTGAAACTGCCGATGGCTCAAGCCGTTGGCATTATTATATTTGGTTAGGTAATGTTCGTTTTGAACTGCCTCGCCCATTAACACGATGGGAAAGAATTCGATGTTGGTTTAGTCCATGGACATATCAAGAATCTTACGAATTGCCGCCCTACGTAGAATAAGGAATAGAAATGCCAACACGCGAAGAGAAAGATAATTTTTCAATTATGATTGAAGAAAGAGCACAATCTCTTTCTATTACACACATGGATGCAATTATCGATTATTGCAAAAGATCTGGTATGGAGGTCGAAGTAGCAGCAAGCTTGTTGAATACTACTATTAAAAGTAAAATAGAAACAGAAGCTAGAGATTTACGTTTCTTACCTAGAATCGGAGTGCTACCACTGTGAAGAAAATAGTTAGGTTTGATCCGAAACAAACACTCTTGTTACATCAAGGCTATTGTGCCATTGTGGTTCCAGTAGATCATCCAGATACTGAGAACGTTACTAACACTAAGCATGTTGTGACTACTCCAGTTCTTGAAATCCAAGCCAACGGTGCGTTTGAAACAAGAAATTCTCTTTACTGCCCAATTCATGTAATGTAATGAACCTAAGTCCATTCGCTATATTTAAAATTTATCATTCTGTCTTTTTGCACTTTTCTACCGAATATGATTACCAAAAGTACATGGGGAAAACTGCTTATACGGAAGAAGCTTTCAACAGTCGTCAAGACAAATACTCTTGGGTAAAGTTGAGTCGAGAATTTGCCACTAAGGACGCCGACTTTTTTGAGTACTATTTTTCTTGGTTGTTTTATACCAAAGATAAATGGGTAACCACTAAGAGCATTTTTGAAGATCAGGCTCGATTCCAATTAGAATGGTTGAATTATAGTAAAAAACATTTGGATAATTTTGGCATGGATATGATTAAGATTACTGGGTACGACGCCAAAGTTATTTTTCAAAAACTTCAATACGGTGATATTCACTATCAAACAATATTGATATTAAACAAATTTACCAATATAATTGATCACATGAATAAAGAATTAGCTGGGATGCCGGTGTGGGATCTGAAATATAAGAAACTGAAAAAGTTTCAACCGTTCTATGAAGCCCAACAGCCAATGAATGAAATGATGTATCGTAAACTTATCACGGAGAAACAATGTCCAGCTTATTAAACAATGCCGGTATTCCTAGGACTGATGAAGATACACCACAAACAAAAGCTGATCGTAAATTCAGTGAGTTCTATAGTGGTAGTCAGATGTGGGCTGTTAGTGGTGGAGATTCTTATATTCCATGTGCCACTACTGAAAAGAGACTTCCTCCTGGACAATACATTGTTGGATACAGCGATAACAAGGGAATATTTTTTATCCGTAAGGAAATCAACTTAGATAAGTTGTTGGTCCTTCCGGACTCCAAGGCAGAAAAAGTGTTGGCATCAATTGCACATTTTTGGTCCTGTGAGCCAAAGTTTAGGGAGCACGGCTTCCTGTGGAAAAGAGGAATCATGCTTTATGGTCCTCCGGGTTCTGGAAAGACGGTTCTATGTCAGCAACTCAGCAAGCAGATTGTTGATAGTGGCGGCATCTCAGTCTATTTGTCCGACCCAAGAATAACCGCAGAGGGTTTGCGAGTGCTCCGTCTTATTGAACCAATCAGACCAATTGTGGTCATGATTGAAGATATTGATTCAATCGTTGATAAAGGTGGCGAACAGCATTTGCTTCATTTGTTGGACGGCGAACTTCAAATTGATAATGTGGTCTTTGTAGCTACCACGAATTATCCTGAAAAGATGGATAAGCGTTTGGTTAATCGCCCAAGCCGATTTGATGAAATTATTAAGATCGGTATGCCAAGTGAAGCTGCACGTAAGCAGTACATCTCAGCTAAGGTTCCTCGTTTGGCTGAACCTAATGCAGAGAAAGAATTGAATAAGTGGGCATTAGAAACAAAAGGTTTGTCTATCGCTCACATTCGAGAAGTAATTATTGCTGTAGAATGTTTGGGTAACGATCTTGATGATACGATTGCTCGCATTATTAAGATGAATAGCATCAAAGTAACATCTGAAAACGATAAGAAAGCTGGTGGACCAGGTTTCACTAGCAACTTTGGAGACGACGAATAACAGAATGCGCCAGCCCGCTATTCCTGATACTGCGTTGTACACAGTGGTTTAAATCAGGTGAGAGCATCGAACCACGCGGGACGAGATAGGAACTCGATAACTCAGATCCTTGCAAACGACAGGCATTAAGATCGTGACAGGTGTGGAGAGACACACGTTAAGTGTATAAATAGATTTATATTATGAGTAAAGTGAAACAAAACAATACACGCATATAAAACAGGTACAAAAAGGAAATATCACATGAACTCATTAGCACAACTCCGTAAGACATCATCTCTTGATAAACTTACAAAAGCACTTCAGCAAACCAACAAGCAAAAGAACGATGAACGATTCTGGCAACCACAGGTCGATAAGGCCGGTAATGGTTTTGCAATCATTCGCTTTCTTGAAGCACCATTCGTAGACGGTGAAGATGGCACTCCATTCGTCCAATTGTTTACTCATGGTTTTGAAGGCCCTGGTGGATGGTACATCGAAAATAGTTTGACTACTCTTGGATTGGCTGACCCTGTCAGCGAATACAACAGTAAGTTGTGGAAGACAGGTAACGAAGCAAACAAAAAGATTGCTCAGGCTCAAAAGCGTCGTTTGTCTTACATTTCAAACATTCTTGTAGTTAAGGACCCAGCTAACCCAGCAAACGAAGGTAAGGTATTCTTGTTCTCATACGGCAAGAAAATTTATGAAAAGATTCGTCGTGCAGGTAAGCCAACAGCAGAAGAAATTGAAGCAGCAGCACTCGAAGGCATCAAGCTTGTTGGTGTTCCTGTGTTCAGTTTTGATAATGGTCATGATTTCAAATTGAAGGTTCGTAAGGTAGAAGGTTACAGAAACTACGACACCAGTGAATTTGTTGGTATGGCAACTTCTGAAAGTCCAGCAAAGGGAACTCCTATTGCATCAACTGATGAAGAAATTGAAAGAATCTGGAAGTCTGAATATTCGCTAAAGGAATTGGTCACACCAGATAAGTTTAAGACCTACGCGGAACTAGAAGCGAAGTTGAATAAAGTTCTTGGATTAGATGGCGGCAAGGCAGTTTCTAAGGAAACTGTTAAGAGTAAGCCAGTCGAAGAAACTGTTGATTCTACTCCACCATGGCAGGAACTAGCTTCAACTGCAACAAAAACATCTTCAGATGATGACAAGATGTTGAACATGTTTAATGATCTTGCAGATGACGAGTAAATCTCCTTAAACTCCTTCTCCTTGCACCAACAATCTGGAGTTATGAAGCCACCGAAAGGTGGCTTTTTTACATGCGGTAAACAGCACCATAAGTGACTGGATGGTCAAATAGGTTTGCTATTATACCTGACGCAGATGGCTCAGTATTTCTTACCTGAATCAAAGCACCCCCATCATTGACCGGTTGAGGCGCAGGAGCCGTTATCTGACGGTTATCTTGGTGAACATGCACTACAGGAGCGTCTTGTGTTGGAGCCGCTGTAGGCGTGTCTGTAAGCTTCTGAGAAGCAGTGTCAGAGGCTGCTTTTGGTGCCTGTGCTTCAAGTTTGGCCGGAACGCTTTCAGCAGGATTTGTAACCTTAGCGACATTAGCGTCTAATTTACGCTGAACTTCAGGTGGTAGATCGGCTTTTTTGACCGTATTGCCTTTTGAATCTTTATATTGACCGGCACCAATAGCAGTGTAGCCTGTACCTTGAAGTTTGGTGTTCAAAGAATTGATGGCATTCCTGTTACCATATTTGTTCCAAGCATTTTCTCTTTTCTGTTCTTCAGCATCTTGATTAGAAAAAAGACTACCTAATGTTTCACCGGTATATCCGGCTTTCTTTAATAGGTAAGAAGCACCTTCATAAGCAGCAACACCCACTCCTATTAGTAGAGCAGATTTAGCCAAAGCACCTACTAAGCTAGGTAAAGCAGAAATCAAAGGCTTGAGTAATGGTCCAAGTAAAGTACCAAAAAGACTCTTAAGTGTTCCGGATATCAAAGAAGAAATGTTATCAAGAAGACCTTTGCTAAAAATTGCTTTCTCAATTTCATCCAACTTCTTCTGTATTTGTTTGTCGCGCTCAGCTTGAGCCAACTTGTCTTTCAACTCTTGGGCGTTTTTCTTATCTTCTTCTGCTTTATCTTGATCTGATTGACTGTTTTGAACATTTTTAGGTGCAGGTACAGTTGGTGGTTTAGGTGTCACTGTGACAGCGGCAAACGGACTGGTAGCTTGCACTTCAGGAGTTTTGAATAATGATAGTTGTTCAGGAGCGTTAGGATCTTTAGGCACTTCAGTTGCTTTTGGTGCTTCTGGTTCTTTAGTTCCCGTTTTTACAGGAGCTACAATAGGTTCTTTTGTTTCTTTTTTGGCAACTTCTAATGCAGCCGGAACTTCTGCTTGAGGAATTTTAGCAGCAGGATTGTCCTTAAGTTTAAGAACCATGCGAATCTTTTCAGTCGTACCTTCAATATGATCGACTTTATCCAACAATTCTTGGAATTCAGATTTCTTAAAACCTAGAGCTTTCAAAGCATCAGCCGCATCAGACCTTGATTGCTTTTTCTCTTCTTCTGTCATTGGTTTTGAAGTCTTTTCAACTTTCGCTGATTCTTCTAATTTTTCAACCTTCGTCTGTAAAGCTTGGATGTCTTCTCGATGTGGATTGGCTACAGGCTCTACCGTTTCTGGTTTCTTTTCAAGAGCAGCGGCTTTACTAGCTACAGTTTTACTAACTACAGCAGCAAGAGATTTGTTCTGATCAGTTTTTTCTGTATCTGTCCAATAGGGTGCATCAGGCTTAATCCTGATACGTGGCTTGCTAGGTTTTTCTTTATCAGAAATATTATCAGCTAATTTTTCTGCCAACTGATTTATTGAAATTCCAGTCGGAGTGTTAACTTTTTCTTCTGTTTCACCAGGAGCGTTAGGCTTCATCCTGATCTTCATCTTTTTAGATGATTCAGGCTTATTCTGCTTTAGCTTAATTTTCATCTTAGGTTTCTGTGTTTCTTCCTCAACAGAAGTCACAGGAACCTGATCTGGTTTAATCTTTATTTTAGGTTTTGGTTTATTTTGTGTTGTTGGAGGCGCAGGAGGGTTCTTAATACGAACCTTCAGCTTTTTCATGTCCTCTTTTTCTTTTTCAGCAAAAGCTTTACCAACAGCTTGGCTAACTGTTTTGTTGATATTTTCTACTGTAACCGGACGCTGAGGTTGTTCTGGATCATTGAAAATCACATGAGCAGCAGCGGTCGTTTCTGACGTTGTTTGGCCAGGTGAGTCTGAGTTATTTTTCTTTTTATCTGCCATTTTTAACGTCTAGTTCTAGCCCTAGCTCTTTTCTCTTGTTGCCTCAACTTTTCTTTCTCATTATCTTCTTCAACTTGACGGATTAGCATACCAACGTATACATCCCTTTCCCAAGGCATTCGATCATCAAACATAGTGAAATCAATTTTTTGATGATACAGCATATTAAAGTTCAGTTTAAACTGAGCCTCTAACGAATCATTACCAAAGCCTACCCGAAAAAATCTTGGATACCCTCCAAGGTGAATGAATGCTCATATTCACACCTAGCGCACTTTTTTTGTACGGTTAACTGATTCTTTGGGGCGTTAAAACAAAACTCTTTCATTTTTTCATATTTATCGGTATGAAGCTTCAATACGAATTCTACTAATTCTTCTAGGGTGCAGTCATCAGCATTAAAAACTTCTTCACTGCTAAAGATTTTATCAATACACAACGCGACTAAAGTAACCTCAGCTTCTTCTTGTTCTAGGTTTATTAATTCTTTTGCAACCTTATAAGAAGGAAACTTCATTGTGACTCCCATATCGTCACTAAACTTGATGTTTCTTTCTGCATTGTTGTTAATAACAGGAACCTCTAAGTATTTGATTGGAACTTCAAGTAACATTCCACATTCTTTCTTTTGTCCTTCAGTAGTAGTCACTTCATTCTTACATTTGAAAAACTGACTACCTGTTTCACCGATAGATCTAGCACGTAAATGAAGAAACAAAGTTTCCATATCTACAATGGCCATGTTATCAACATCGATTTCAGAGACAAGACAATTTTCAACAACTTGTTTTAAAGCGTTGACAGTAGAATCCAAATCTTTAGCTTCAACAGCCATTCGTAGAATCATTTCTTCACGAACTGTAAATGGTCTATACTTGATTGGATTAGGATAAGAGAGAAGTTGCACCTCATATTGTGGGTGCTTCATTTCTGGCAGTTTCATAATTATCACCTATTAAATTAATTTTTTGATTGCGCTATTTAGAGCGGCATTTCCTTTTCTAAGATCTTGAGAAACGATAGGAGAATTAGCAATCGTATTGATAATTCCGCTAGTTAATGAAGGTAGGACTTGTGGATTAGATCCAGCAAATGTCGTAACTGTTTGATAGTCAGTATCAACAGTAACCCACTTACGGAAAGCAAACGTCACATTTAAGCGATGGATAGCATCGTTATCCCATGATTGGTTTAAAACAGACACGGAAGTCGGCACAGCATCAACAAGCTGTGCTTGATAAATTTGAGTTCCAGTCATGTCATATTGGTTACAATAGATATCACACTCGTAATTACGGTTGTTATTAGCATCTAATGGGTAATTTACTAAACCTGTTTGTGCAGGAACCATCAAATCTAACCAAGCATCAAACATACTTTTTTCCCAGAAATCACCAGTACAAATGAATGTAAAATTAGCTGAACCGTATTGATTTTGGTGAGGAACCCTTCTTACAAATGCGTGAATCGTATATTCTTGCATTTGAATATCACGACCAGGAAGTTCTGATATTTCACATTGAAGATTTAATCCTCTACCAATGGCAGCTGGAGATAGACCGGCGTAATTGGCTACACTTGCTGGTGGTATAATCAAAACATCAAACTTGTCGGTTCTAGCAGTTTCATTGTGTTGGTTTAGATTTTGAATGAAATTATTGATGCTAAAATTAGGATTCGTCGGTGGATTAGTCACACCGCTTAAAAATGGATAAGTCAAAGATATACCAGGCAAGCCAGGTATTTTAAGACTAGCTGATCCAGTCAAACCTTGGTTGGTTAAATTAACATTAAGACCGAATAAATTTTTTGATGACATTTAATTTACCAAGGACGCTTTTTGACAAACATTTGAGTGGGTAAGGCGACAGCAAGCTTCCAACTCAATGGATCAATTTCTAAAACACGAGATTGAATATGAGATGGAATATAACGCTTGATACAATCTCTCCAACCTGGAAATTGTGATGTTCTTTTTAAAACCATGTAAGACATTAGGATTTGATTTTCTACTGTTAGATCTTTTCTAGCACGAACAGCAAACAATTGATCGAACAAAACCATTCTGGCTTCTGGTGGAAGATAATGTAGGTTCAAACCAAGAATGTAGCCGTTATCTTGATAATCTAAAGGCATTACCAACGGAAACCTATCCCAATAAGGAAGTGTTTCCTTAGTTTTTGGATCGTAGTAATAACAACATAGCTTACCAAGTTGTGGCCTATTAACGTATTCACCCAGCTGTTCACGTTTTATTTGTTTTGTATCCAAATTCTTAAGGATACGAACAAACCAACGAATGGATTCGCGAGAGTCGTTTACATTAGGTTTTCTTGATGATGGCATGAAACTATTTAGGGCTTCTTTCCATAGATTTCATTCTCGGTTAGAATGATAAAATGCCAGCCCTTATCAGCACACATAGCACGAGCGGCATCCCATTTAGCTAAATTGCGTCCATATTCGGTTATCTCATTGATGTATTTTTTCGTAGTTCTTTTAGGTTTTATTGGTTCTACACATTGCTTGGCAGGTTTTACTTCTATTATTTCGACTCTGCCAGTATCATATTTACAAAAAAAATCAGGAAAGTAAATATGTATTTTTCCATCTATAGGACTTCTATAGGGAATTCTTAATTCTTCGCTAGACCATTCAATAACATCATTTCTTTCATCAAGACGAACCATCATGGTTCTTTCCCATAGTGATCTATAGAAAACTTGATTTACATTACCCACATATTTTTTGGGGTTAGTTAATGAAAATTTACCTTGATATGCCATTCTTCCAGTCCTACGCGGGTGAGGTTTCCACCCATTACTTACTAATACGTTTTAAATCTGACATAAGTTGTTTAGTTTTATCAGTATGATTCCAACCTTTGGTATGTCTTCTTATATTTAAGAAATGTTTGGAATCTTCCAATCTTCTCAAAACAGCTTCAGATTTAGGATATGGTTGCTTATTCTTCGATCCAATAGGTCGTCCCATAATACACACTAAATAATTGATTATTCCATTGTGTATATATCCTCATGCCAGCAATTCCTTTTACAACTTCAACATTAGCAAGTACTCCTACTCAGGGTGCTCAAAGCTCTGGAGTTGGACCTACTGCCGTTCTAGACAAAGACCCATATGCTATTAGTCAAGCAAGGTTCCCATTAGAAGGCATTGGTGGTGCAGATTGCCCGCACTATGTGGTTTTTAATATTAATCTTCCAACTACTTCTAAGTACTTTCAAAATTCTACGACAAGTTCAAATGGTAACGGTCAAAGCGCATCATCACAAAATTATGACACGCTTAATTCTCAGGGTGGTACCTATGCGCCTGTTGGTAGCGGTTCAAATGTTGCTGCCGGTACATTCTTAACCGGTGTAACCACATTGGTGAATTCTGGTGTCGATCCGGCCATTAAAGCCAGTGTCGGTGCCGTCGCTGGAGCAGGATTGTTAACAACTTTAAATCTTCAGCCTAAGCTACAAAGAATTTCTCAATCAATTTCTATCTACATGCCTGAAACGGTGTCTACTACCTACGCTCACGAATGGGAAGGTGCCAGCGCAACAGAAGCCGGTGGTAATATCGGTAAGTACTCTCAGTTGGGCGGTTCTTTCAAAGGTGCTATTAGTTCTCTGAAAGATATTGCAGAAACAGCAGCTAAAAATTTGTTTTCCGATGAACCAAATAAATCATTCAATTATGCTCAAGAAGGTGAATTGGGTGCTGATCTTGTTCAAAGTACTGGCGCTGTAGGCCAAGGATTTACAGATCTTTACGTCAAGTCTCAGGGTAAAGCTGTTAACCCACACATTGAAATGTTGTTTAAGAAAACACAGAACAGACAATATTCTTTTATATTTCATTTCATTCCACGTTCTCAACAAGAATCTGTGGCGATCTACAACATCATAAAAACATTCAAAGCATTTGCTGCTCCTGAAGTAAGCAATGAAGCCGGTGGTCGTTATTTCATCCCACCAGCACAGTTCGACATTTCTTTTTATTTTATGCAGCAGGAAAATCCATCTATCGCAAAAATTTCTACCTGTGCATTGACTCAAATTACAGTCAATTACTCAGGTGCTGGTACTTGGACAACATTTAATGATGGTTCTCCTTTGAAGATCGATTTGGATTTGCAATTTACAGAAATGGATATCATCACACGCGAGTTGATCGCTAAGTACGGCTACTAATGAATTATTTCGAACAATTTCCAAACATTTACTATACATTTGATAAAGACCTTCAGCAATTTTATGTGCTGAAGAATATCTTTACTCGTGTCGATACAATTTCAGCCGTATTAAACAATTCTCTTGTTTACTACAAATACCCATGGAAAGACGGTGATACATTAGAAAGTGTTGCTTTCAAATTTTATGGTGATCCTTTGCGCCATTGGATCATCATATTCGCAAACACTATTATAGATCCTTATTTTGATCTGCCTTTGAACTCAAACGACTTTGCCAACAACATCATTGCGTCATACGGTTCTATAGAAGCTGCACAAAGTGAGTTAGCTGTAATACAACAGGTAGAAACGGTTACAACCACAATCAATGGTTCATCAAATACGGTTACATATATAACAACAGTCACCGATGAACCATACAGCTACAATTTTGCTACAAATCAAATTATTTCACGTACTCTTCCGACTATCGATAATCCAATAGTTACTGTGTCTGATGTCACTGTTGTTACATCTGATGGTTCTATTGTCAACACGGTTACAACGTTGAATGCTGTGACTGCTTACGATAATGAAGTAGCTATCAATGAAGCTAAAAGAGAAATAACTTTAATTGATGCTTCTTACGCTCCACAAATTGAAGCACAGTTCCAAAGCCTTCTTGGAACATAAACGAGATTTAGATAATGTCATCAAATACTTCATCAGATACAATTGGTTTAATTGCTTCATCTGATTACAAACTCAACACGTTAAACATCGTTACTAGTGACGGTAAAATTGTTGATATTAGAGGACTTATAGTTGAGCTAAATTTGTATGAAGATATTTGGAGTCCTGTCATGACTGGAAGTGTCGTCATGGGTGATGCTCTCGATTTGATATCTTCTTTCAAAATGCACGGCAATGAATTTATTCAAGTAAATGTAGATAAACCTAGCTTAAACAAACCAATCAACAAAACTTTTCGCATATACAAAATTAGCGACAGATCTCTTGGTTCTAATGGTTTGCAAAATTACACCATACACTTTTGCTCTGAAGAGTTATTTCTTTCAACACAAAGCATGATCAGTAAGTCATACAAAGGTCTAAGAATAGACCAAATGATCAGCGATCTATTGCTTAACAAACTTAGAGTATCTCCTTCTAAGATAAACATTATCGAACAAACTTCTGGTGTATTCGACATCATAATTCCGCGCATGTCCGCACTTGAAGCAATATCTTGGCTTACACCTAGATCATATGGTCCAGCCAAAAATCTTTATTTCTTTTTTGAAAATAGAGACGGTTTCAACTTTGTTTCTTATGAAACATTACTACAGCAGCCAACCTATCAGATTTATGGTTTCAATATTAAATTAGGACAAAATCCTGTTTATAACAGTAACACTTTCAATCTAATTCAAGTCACGCAAGATTTTGACATGCTAAAGACTATGAAGTCTGGAGCATTCTCTTCCACTTTAGCCACGTTTGATATCGTCAATAGACAATTTACTGCGGTTAATTTTAATGCTAAACAACTTTCTAACAACGCTATTCTCAATAATTTTCTACCGTGCAACGATTTTACAAATAGGTTTGGTTATTCAGTGTTTCAAACAGATGGAAACATGTTGAAGTTTGTCATTTCAACTGATTCCGATACAACCAGTAATCCAGCAAACCTTAAGAAATGGTTACCGCAAACCACATCAAGATTGGGCATGTTAAATACATTCAAGATTGTGGGTGTTGTTCCTGGTGACATTCTTCTTAAGACTGGTTCCGTAATCGGAGTAGTAGTCCCAAAGATGGAAATTCAGGACGCAACTACGGCTAATGATCCTATGAGAACAGGCCGTTATCTTGTTTCTAGTGTTCATCATAAATTTATTTTGGACACAGCGGCGACAATCGTAGAACTTCTATCAGACACGGTTTCTGCGCAGTTAGCAGCACCTACAAACGGCTCTCAAACTATTAAACAAATAATATCAAGCTAATGCAAATTGCAAAATATTTTGCCGGTGAAGATTTCCAGGGATTCTGGGTTGGCGTTGTTGAAAATCGTCAAGACCCACTTGAATTGGGTCGCGTGCAGGTTCGTATATACGGTGTTCATAATCCTTCTTTAACTGAACTACCTTCTCAAAATCTTCCTTGGGCACAAATATTACAAGACACTAATGGTAAGACATTCTCTACACCAAAAGAATCTGATGTAGCTTTTGGTGTTTGGCTTGATGGATCTAAACAGCTTCCTTTGATGTTAGGTATTATTCCTGGATTTGAAACCAATCCACCTAACGTTGGATCTGGATTCCATGATTTGAGAAGTGAAGCAACCATTGCTTTGGCACCTAAAGTACCTGTAAGCCGAACTTATAATACTGACGGTTCAGGTATTACTATCACAGAAGCCAATACAGCTAATGCTGCTGTTCTTGAATCTTTACGTCACCCAAATGCAGATGAACTGAATCAAATTTCTATCTCTGGTGTCAGTCGTTACCAAAATCTTGCAAACACCGTTATCAACGCTCGTAAAAATAACTTGGATTTGAATGTCGTATCAGCTAACAACTATAGATGGTCAGAACCATATCCGGCTTATAACCCTGAATATCCATATGATATCGCCACAGTCACGGAATCTGGTCATGTAATCGAATATGATGATACACCAGGATCAGAACGTATTCATATTGCACATCGTACTGGGTCATTTGTTGAATTTTATCCATCCGGTTCTGTTGTTGAAAAAGTAACAAGAAGCCGTTACTCAATTGTCATGGCAGATGATCATATTCATGTCATGGGTACGGTTGCTATTAGCGTAGACGGTGACTGCCTTGTTCGAGTCAAAGGTGACACGATCTTAGAATCTGGAGGTAAGTTAACCGCTAATGTTGCCGGTGATATGGATTTTTCTGTTGGTGGTAACTTTAACGTTCAAGCAGAAAACATCAATTTATCCGGTTCAGAAACTGCCACGGTAATAGGAAAACAGACATTCATAACAGGTGAATCCAGTGTAGATATCACAGCTGGCGTTACGACGATTAGTTCTGGTGGCGATCTTAATTTTAATGCCAGTGGTGATTTCAATGCAGAAGGTTCAGATGTTAACATATTAGCGTCAGGTCAGGCTGCTTTGACCGGTGTTACGGTTGGTATTTCAGGTGAAGTGCAAATAGCCACTCTTACCAGCGTTAACCAGGGCGCACCTACTGCCTCAGGAGCCGGGACAGCAACGGCAGGTACCCCATCTGGCATCCCAGGTGGTATGTCCGCTCTTACGAAGAATACGGGCGTTGCTCCACCAGAAGAAGTTCCAGTTCCATTTAACATTAATAGTGTTCAGCTTGATCCTATTACTGGTTCTGCTTACGTTCAGCGTTTGTTCCTGGATTCCGGTCCTAACAACACGGTTGCCAACAATAATTTGGTTGCTCCGGATGCTAACACTGCAAACATTAATACTGCCGGTTGTATGTTTGATGCAACCACAAAGACTTTTCTTACAGATTCATCTCAATGGTCTATCAGTCAGAATGGTTTGAACCTTATTCAATCAGCAGAAGGTTTTGCAAAGGTTATCAGTCCAGACACAGTCACTGCATACCCCGATCCAGCAACCGGCGCACAACCTATCACAATCGGTTATGGCACAACTCAAGCTGCATTGGGTAAACCAATCAGTTTGGGTGACACTATTAGTCGCGCTACCGCATTGGATTATCTTGGAACATGTGTTGAAAATGCGTTCCTTCCAGTTCTCCAAAAAAGTATTAATGTTCAGATCACGCAAAACATGCTCGATGCTTGTCTTAGCCTTATCTACAACATTGGTCCAAACAATTGGCTTAAAAGTTCTGTACTTAAGAATATCAACGCTCAACAGTGGTGTGCCGCTGGTTCAGCATTCCTTCTTTGGAACAAGGCGGCTGGTAAGGTACTTCCAGGATTGACAACAAGACGTATGAAAGAAAAAACACTTTTCCTTAGCTAAATAGTTGATCCTTAAGAGAAGTATCAATGGCAACAGCACCTACACTCAGTACACCGCTTCAAACTCGTCAATATTCTGACTTCAACATCGATTTCATACCAAATCCGATGACTGGGGATTTGACGAAGGTTACTGGTATTAACAGCGTTGTCCAATCAATCGTCAATCTAGTTTCTACTAACCATTATGAACGTCCATTTCATCCAGAAATTGGTGGCAACGTTCGTAAGTTGTTGTTCGAATTGGTTGACGGTGTTACAGCCAATTTATTGTCTTCAGAAATTAAAGACGTATTGGCTAACTTCGAACCGAGAGCACAAGTTTTGGATGTCATCGTTCAAACCAATAATACACAAGACGGCTATAGCGTCACGATTGTTTTCCAGGTAGCTGGTGGTATTTCTACACCTATTACTATTAACACTTTTCTTCAGAGGCTCCGTTAAACCATGGGCGTCACAGCAAATACCAGCAAGCTTCAGCTTACCAGTCTTGATTTTGATTCTATCAAACAAAATCTTATTACTTACTTGCAAAGTCAAAGTGAGTTTCAAGATTACGATTTCACTGGATCAGCTTTTAATGTTCTTCTAGATATTTTGGCGTACAATACTCACTACAACGCTATCTATTTGAACCTCGTTGCCAATGAAATGTTCTTGGATACAGCTGTTCTTCGTTCTACAGTCGTATCTCATGCTAAGGCATTGGGTTACACGCCTCGTTCTGCTGTTGCTGCTCAAGCTACTGTAAATGTTGCTGTAACACGTTCTAATACTGATAACACTTCAATTCTTACACTTCCTCGCTTCAGTCAATTTTCTTCTGATGCGTTGAACGGTAGTTCTTATAATTTCGTAACACTTGATGACACCACAGCTGGTGTTGATGGTAATACTTTCTATTTTAATAATGTTCAGATTGCTGAAGGTTCTCCTGTAATCAAAACATTCATTGCAGATAGTTCAACTAATCCGACAGCTAGCTTTAACATTGTTGATGCTAATGTTGATACCAGTACTCTTCAAGTTATTGTTCAGACTTCTACGGTTAACACTTATAAAACTTATTTTAATTTGGCCGAAGATTTCACTACGGTTAGTGGCACTTCAAACGTTTACTTCATTGAAGAAGGCGCAAATGCCTCTTACAACATTTATTTTGGTGATGGAATTATTGGCTCTGCTCTTCAAGACGGTAACATTGTTGTTATTTCATATATCACAACAAGTGCCAATGCGGCTAATGATCTTGATGGATTTACTCTTCAAAGTGCTTTGTTGTCTGGATCTACTTCAAACGTCACTACAGTACAATCTAGCTACGGTGGAACACCAATAGAAGATGTGGCTTCTATCAAGTTTTCAGCACCTAAGAGTTATATTGCGCAAAATCGTGCCGTTACAATTAACGACTACGTAGCCTTAATCAACAAAAACTACCCATATTTTGATGCTGTCACTGTTTGGGGTGGTGAAACTCTTAATCCACCTGTGTATGGTAAGGTCTTTATTTCTGCTAAACCTAAGAACGGTTACGGTATTACTGTTCAACAACAGCAATATTTGACTCAAAGTGTCATCGCTCCTATTAGTGTATTGACTGTTACTCCAGAGTTTGTTGAAGCCGATTACAACTTCTTAAATCTTTCATTTGATGTTGATTACGATTCTACACAGACCACTTTAACTGAAACACAATTGATCAACACTATCATTAGTGCAGTTGAAAATTATGCCAATTTAAATTTGAACACTTTTAATTCAGAATTTCGTCTATCTCGTTTGCTAAGAACAGTTGATGATTCTGAAAATTCTGTGTTGTCTTCTACAGCATCTGTTTATCTTCAAAAGAAGTTAATTCCATTGTTGTCTGTATCTCAAACCTATGTGATGAACACTGGTTGTCAGTTGCAACCTGGAACATCAAGTGCTCATTTGTACACTTCTCCAACATTCACTATTAATGATGCTGGTGGTGTTGCTCGTCAGGCATACATTGAAGAAACGCCTAATTCTTATTCTGGATTGGATCAAGTTTTAATTACAGTACCCGGTTCAGGTTACACAAGCGCACCAACTTTGACGGTTACGGGTGACGGTGTTGGTGCTAATGTCATTGCTACGATTGTTAATGGTGTAGTCAATAGTGTAACTATCGATAATGCAGGTTCTGAATATACTACTGCAACAGTGACTGCCAGCGGCGGTGGTGGATTAGGTGCAGAGTTTACTGCGGTTCTTCAGGGTCAATATGGTATTCTTCGTACTTACTATTACGACACAAACAATAACAAAGTAATTATCAATCCAAATGCCGGAACAATTGACTACCTAAATGGTGTTATTACTCTAAACAATTTTAATCCTACTGGAATAAACAACCAACTAGGAGTTTTGAATATCTATGTGCCACCACAGAACCTTACTTTTGGTTCTAACAATGAAATTATTTTGACGCTCGATTCAACAGACAACAATGCTGTCACTGTGTCTTTGAACGACGAGAACAATAACTAATGGGTAATTACTTCGATCAAAATGTAATTTCGAACACAGTATCTACGTTCGTATCTTCACAATTCCCAGAATTTGTGAGAGAAGGTAGTCCTGCATTCGTTGCATTTATGCAAGCTTATTATGAGTTTCTTGAAACACAAGTTTTACCAACACCTAACGGATACAGCACAGTCTATCAGGCAAAAAACTTACTGAACTATAAAGACGTTGATCAGACAACCGATCAATTCATTCAATACTTTATTAACGATTTCTTGCCTTATTTTCCAAATGATGTTGTTCTTGATGAGCGCAAACTTATCAAGATTGCTCGTCAGTTTTATACACAGAAAGGCACGCCTCAATCTATTCAGTTTTTGTTTCAAGTTTTGTATGGAAAGAGCGCAGACATCTATTTTCCTAAGGACAATATTCTTAAATTATCTGATGGTAAATGGACACTTCCACAAGCTCTTCGTTTGCTTCTCGATACTAGCAACCTAGACTTTCCGGTACAGGAGCTTGTTCAACGTGTCGGCGTTGGATCAAACAGCGGTGCTCAATGCGTTATTGAATCAGTAAACAAGGTAGTTGATCCTAACCTTGGATTTGAAATTGTTGAAGTTTACGTATCACAAATAACAAAGCCTTTTGATGACCTTGAAAGTCTTCAGGTTGTTTATGGTGTAGATGCCAATGGAAACAATCTTGTCTTTGAAGAAAAAATTATTGCTGCTCTTTCCAATATTATTGTCGATCCACATAACCAGGGTCTTTTGTATGTGACTGGTGATCCAGTTGTTTTGACAGGTGGTCTAGAACCTAACGATTCATCTGCTCAGAAAGCTATTGCTTATGTTGGCAACGTTTCAACCGGTTCTGTTACAGGAATTAATGTTGCTTTTGGTGGCTATGACTATCGTCAAAACCCAAATACTATTGTGACATTCACTAACGCTCCTGGAGATGCTAACGGTGCCGGTGCTCAAGCTATTGTTTCATCTATCGATACATCTAATCTTGTTTACGTAAATGTAAACATCGACTGTATAGAATTTCACGCCAATGTGGTACTTGGATCTTCTGGTGCTGGAAATGCATGGGGATTTACTAACTGTGCCTATACGAACGCCAACACTCAAATAGGCCAAGCTCTAACTTACGCTAATTTGGAATTTGCTCCTATTTTAACTATGAATGTTATCGCAGGAGGCGGCGGTTACTCTCGTGTTCCTATTCCAAACATGGAAGTTGTTTATTACACAGATTTGACTAATGCTCTTGTAGAAGCTGACTCTGCTGCCGCTAACGCTACATTCCAAAACATCGATGATCTTGGTATGTTTGCTGCTGTGCAAGTTTTAAATGGTGGTACTGGTTACTCTAACGTTACAGATAAAATTTACACAAATACCGCTATTGGATACGACGCATCTTTCAATTTTATTACCGTTGGTGGCGCTATAACTCAGGTCATAGTAACTAACAGAGGTTGCGGTTATATTGGATTACCTAACATTGGTCTTTACGTTGCAAATAGCACTAATAGTCAAAATGCTTCTGCTGGATCTAATGCTCGCTTAATTCCATACGGATTCGGTCAAGGTGCTAACCTTCAACTTTCTGTTAGCCAGATCGGTCAGATCATAGATTTTGATTTGGTTAATCGCGGATTCGATTATATTTCAGCACCAAACGTTTCACTACGTATTCAAGACGTTGTTATCAATTCTCTTCCTGTAAATATAATCCCAGCAAATGATGTAATCATTTATCAAGGAAGTAATGCAAATAATGCTACTTACACCGCATACGTAGATAGTTACAACCCATCTGATAATGTTCTTCGTTTGTATAATTATCGCGGTGGTATAAATTCAAATTCTAATCTCGTGATGACTCTAACCAGTGGAAGTCTTTACAATGTGACTATTAACTCATTTGCTTCTCAACCTGTTACAACTTATGGAAACGGTTTGGCTAAAGCAAATGCAATTTTCTTGAACGGTTTGATTCAGTATCCAGGTTTCTATTTGAACACAGATGGTTTTTTGAGTGCTGATCAGTACATACAAGATGCCAATACTTACCACAATTATAGCTATCAAATTATTGTAGAAAAAGCTTTGGCTGATTACAAGAACGTTTTGATGCAACTTGCACATCCTGCCGGTATGTCTATGCTTGGAACTTACGTAATTCCAGCAACAGCAAGTGGCTTTTCTGCACCTTCAAGCAACGTCGTTTACATCAGCCCATTAACCGGTAATGTAACTCCTAACACATTGACTGCAAACCTAAACGCTTTCGGAACAGTATTCAGTTCAGCCAATGTGGTTGCTGGTGACATGATTGTATTCAATACCAGTGATACTACTCGTCGTCTTCAGACTAAATTAATCACTGCTGTCGTGTCTAATACGAGTTTGAACCTTGAATCTAATACACAATTTGTTTACGACTTTTTGGTTAGCGTCACAGCTGGATCTAATGTTATTGTTTCAACTAATACTGACTTTATTGGCAACATTGCAGTTTCTGACATTGTTCTTTTGAATGTGGCCAACACGTTGGTTTATTCAAACGTTGTCGGTGTAACCAGCAACGAATTGACAGTTAACACTGTTTTTGCTTCTAACTCTGCAAACCTATTAATGGCTGTAGAACCTAATATTGTTAATGCTAGCTACCAGATTATCTCTAGCGTAGCCGTCTAAATAAGAAATTCAATAGGATAGATTAATGAGCACACCACTTCTTCAACCGCTAATTTTGCAAACGACACAAGGTCGAGTCAAACAGGCTCAAGATACTATTAACCAACTCTGTGGAGTCACTGGTGACAGCGTTTATTTGGGAATAGGTCGCGGCTACATTTGGGCAAATAACGATACTGAAATCGGTACTCCATATAATTCAATCGATTACTTAAACAAAGTTCATCGTGATCTTGTTGCTCTTAAACTTCTTTCTATTTCAAGCGCAAGTCTAGTTGTTCAACGTTCAGATTGGACTTCTAACACCTATTACACTGCTTTTGCTAACGGCAACAACATGTACACCTATGTAACTGTTGAAGCCGCTAACGGTACAGTAAACGTCAGCAACAGCAATATTATCATTGGTACTAACTTAACTACTTTTACAGAAGATTTTGAAGTTGGCAATATTATTAATATTAAGGGTGACGGAATCTACACCTACCCTGTTCAGAAAGAAGTCATTTCTATTTCCAATTCTCAATACATGGTTGTTAATTCAAACGTCAGTGGGACTTATACGAACAGTAGCATTGAAAATTGGGCAAACAATTATCCTAGCTATGCATACAATTTCTATGCTCGAAACATTTACGATCAAGTGTTCGTTTGTTTGGATAACAATGGTGGTGCAGTTTCTAACTCAATGCCGTTGATCAGTGTCGGTGGTTCTATCCCATCAGATCCTTACATTATTACGGACGATGGCTACAAGTGGAAATATTTGTACACCATGTCTGCTGGTCAAAAGAAATTATTCCTCACATCCAATTGGATGCCTGTTGGTTCAGACGCCTTGGTAACAGAATCTGCAACGGATGGTCGAATCGATATCATCGATATTATTAATGTTGGTGGAGGATATAACTCCAATATTGCTGCTTGCAGTGCTCCAATTATGGTTCTTTATGGAGACGGAACCGGTGCAAATGTTACCGCTCAAGTCAACGCTAATGGTCAAATCTTTGCTATTAACATCTTAGACGGTGGTTCAGGCTACACAACGGCTAATTTGATCGCTAATACCGGCGCTAATGGTTCAGGGGCGTCTTTCTCTGTAAAGATTGGTCCTAGAGGTGGGTGGGGTTCTAATGCTGCCCTAGAGCTTGGTGCTACGACTTTGATGATAAGCACAACTCTTTCAGATACTGAAAACGGCACAATACCAACCGAAGACGCGGCAGGAGAGTATTTCAAATACAGGCAGCTTAGCTTGATTTTGAATCCAATTCTTAATAATTCAGGTAATGTGGCCACAAATACCAATTATGATATGACCACGACTATCCAGGTTGCAGGTAATGTCAGCGCCAATATTTTCCAGATGGGTGATATTGCCTATCAGAATCCGTCTACTGGTGTTCTAGCCAATGCAACTTTCTTTGGAACCGTTGTTTGGTACGACACAAGCACCCAGGAACTGCATCTAAATAATCTAGGTGGAACTGGAAGTTTTATTCCACAGAGTCCTATTAGTGGTGTGTCTTATGGGGCACCGACAAATACGACACCGTATATTACCACGACTGCGTTTACATTGACTTCTCCGGAAGTTGAAACATTCTCAGGCGTTGATCTTTACGTTGAAAACGTGGCACCTATTGAAAGGTATCCTTTACAAACTGAAGAAATACGTTTGATCATGTCATTTTAAGAGAAAAATAAATGTCTATAGCTTTTAATGTATCACCTTACTTTATCGACTCTACCTACGAAATCGATGAAAATTACATGCAATTGCTTTTCCGTCCAGGTCGAGCAGTCCAGTCACGCGAATTGGGTCTCCTTCAAAGCATTCTTCAAAATCAAGTTAGCCAACTTGGTCAATTCGTTCTTGCGGACGGTTCCCCTGTTACTGGTGGACATGTTTCTTTCGACGGCACAGTAGTTGCTCTTCAACTTCAACAACAGTACGCCAACACAGATATTAATCTTTCAGATTTCTTTGTTAACGGCAACAACACCCTTATTATTAATGCTAGTGGTGCAACAACTGTTAAAGCATATGTCGTCGCTGTTGACGATACTCAAGTCAATCCTGTTATCATCGTCAAATATTTGACAGGTACAACTTTTGAAGATAATCAGGTTATTCAAGTCGCAACCGGTGTGCAGTCTCAGGCTCAATTAGTTGCGGCAAATTCATCTAGTCCAGCGTCTGTTGCTTCTATAAACTATGGTATATTTTATAGCGGTGGTTACTTCGTAACTATCGAGCCAACCACAATTCTTATTTCTTCAAGCAACAATACACCGACTTGTTATGTTGGTTTGCAAATTGAAGAAGACATCATTACATCTACTAGTGACACCACGTTGCTAGATCCTGCCCAAGGTGCATTTAACTATCAGGCTCCGGGCGCAGATCGTTATCAATATGATCTTGTATTGAGTTATCGCGATTTTAGTTCTACAGATACTAGCGCGTTCTACAATTTGGTAACAATTGAAAATGGTTTGATCACAAGTCAAATTGATTACCCTGTACTTGGCACTATCAACAACACTTTGGCAAAACGTACATACGATACCAATGGTGACTTTGTTGTTAAGCCATTCATTGCAACCACTGACATTAACTCTGCTAATGCAAATCAGTATAGTGTTATTGTTTCTCCTGGTGAAGCTTTTGTTAAGGGTTTTGAATACGAAACAGTTGGTCCAACTAGGCTTTATGCCGATAAAGCTTTGTCTACAAACACTGTTACTGATTACAGTTTCTCAACTGAATTTGGTAACATTCTTACTGTAACCAATTTGCATCCTGGTAACACCAGCGGATCATTTAACGTAGCAGCTTTTCAAAACGTTGATCTTCATGTTGTAACTTCAGGCACAATCAACAACGCTTCTAGTGGAACATATAACGCAACTAAGATTGGTACTGGCCAAATTCGTGATATCGAATTTTTAGGTCTCGGTGACTATTACGCATATGTTCTGAACATGAACATTACACCAAACGTTGTGACTGCTGTATCAGGATCAACTACAACGGCTAACTTGGGTGCATCATTTATTGGTATCGCTGCAAATGCATTAGCTAATGTATTAGTCACGGTAACAACCGGTGTTTACATTGATAACAGAGTTATTTCTTCATTTAATAGTGCAACTGGCGTCGCTACTTTCAGTCAACCACTTTCTATTGCAGCAAATAGCACATCAAATGTTAGCTTGAATTACGGTATCAAAGATTTGAATTCTCTTGTTATCGCTCCAAGCACAACAGGAAATACTTACGCTACACAAGGAACGGGAACCACTCCATACGATGCATGTATGGATATCGCAGCAGCTGGTAAGACTGCAACAGGAAACACAGTACTTGCTGACACCAACTTTAATTGCTTAGTGTTTCCATTACCTCAGGCACCTGTTGCACAAGGTACAATTACAGCTTCAACATTTACCGCTCGTCAAAGCTACTATCAAGCATCATTTAGCAACGCTAATTTCACTTTAGCTTTGACTGGAAGCCAAATATTTCCATTTGGCTTTAGTGGTGCTTTCCTTACTGATATTGGTGCTAATGCTAACTTTATCGTTCAAGTTACAAATGCTCTTTCAAGCAATTTGTCAAACGGTGAAATTTTGGTAATGGATAGAAATTTCCATGGCGGCACGAGCGGTAATGGTATCTATCAAATTAGTCCAACTGAAGTTGTTGTGTTTTCTTCTGCATCTAGTGGATTTATAGCTGACATCTATTATACATGCGAACAAAACAATGCAACCAGTGTAGTTCGTTCTAAGACTCTTCGCGGTAATTCTTCAAACACTGTTCTAGCTTCTACCGATAGTTACCTAAACAACAATGGTACTGTTCTTGGTTTGACAGGAACATCTGTAGCGAACGTCTATATCGATTTGGCTAATGGTTATGTTTGGTATACAGATACAGCGAAAGCAGCAGTTGCCAAGACTCCAGGCGCAAGTCAGTCACTATATCTTCCAGACGTATTCAATATTATTAAAGTCTATGATTCTGGTAACACAAGTTTTGCTCCTAATGCATTAAATGCTATCGATATAACTAACAACTATTATTTGAACTCCGGTCAAAACGACAATTACTATGACTATGCATCTTTGACATTGAAGGCCGGTGCTAATGCTCCAACTGGTCAAACCGTCGTCATGTTGCAGTTTTTCCAGCACGGAACAGCCAATGGTTTCTTCGATGCAGACTCATACTCTAGCAACGTTTACAGTTCTGGATTGATCCCTTATTACACCTCTCCAGCAAAGGGTACATTCTCTTTGAGAGATTCTATTGATTTCCGTCCAACTCGTGCAAATGCTCTTACAACCTTAACTTCAAACTTTGCTTTGTATGGTCTAGAACTTCCACAACCAGACAACACGTTCTTGTTGAGTTATCAGTTCTACCTACCCCGTATCGATAAGTTGGTCTTAAACAAGGGTGGAGTTTTCCAAATTATTGAAGGTGTTCCTTCTCAGTACCCTGTAACTCCAGCTGATTCTCAAGATGCAATGACTTTGTATGTCATGAGTGTTCCTGCTTATACACCAAACGTAGAACAAATTGGTCTACAGTATGTTGAAAATAAGCGTTACACCATGAAAGATATTGGTAGCTTGGATGCACGTATTACTCAACTTGAGTACTACAGCACTCTAAGTGCTCTCGAACAACAAGCAGCAGCAGAATCTACTCTTTATCAAGACGGTGTCACACCAAAGCCACAATACGGAATTATCGCTGATGATTTTGGTGATTTTAGTTACGTTAATAATTTGTCTACAGATCTACGTTGCTATTTGCAGCAAGGCACAATGTCACCATTCAAGATTCAAACGCCTTTGGATCTTGTATTCAATAGTAATTCAGCAGCTTACAGTGAAAACGATAAAACAATTTCTTTGTCATACACTGAAGTTCCGTCTATTGTTCAAAATGCAGCAACTACAGCAATTTCTGTTCAGCCATTCTTGTTTGCTCAGTTCACTGGAACAATGAAGCTTACACCTGAAACCGATTACTGGTTTAGCCCAAGTTTGACACCACAAATTATTGCTCCACCGACAGCAAATCCAGCGTTGCCGCCATTGGCACCACCAACAACTGCTCCAGCGTTGAAACCATCTGCAAACGTAGCACCACCTTCACCACCTGTGGTTGTATCTACCTATATCGATGCTGCTGATTTGTGGCACTCACCATTCGACTATTATTACAAAGAAGCCAATTATTATGGTCGAGTATTGGTCAGAGTTAGTGCTCCAGCTTATGGTGTAATTAGCCCTATAAATAATTGGTTCGGTAAGTTGACATCAGCTGTAGCTGCTTCATCAACTGCCCCAACATTTAACCCAACAGCCGGAAGCACCGTGCAGTTGGCACCAGGAAGTTCTGTGGATAATTCTACAACTATTTCCCCTGCTGAAATTAAGGTTCTTTAATGGCTAGTTTGACAAATTCGATTGACGTTCAAGCCGGTAACTTCACGATTGATAAGAGCATTGTTCCTCTTATTCGTAATATTAAGACCGAGTTTGCTGCACATGACCTTAAACCTTACGTGTCATGCAACTGCTATTTTGATGATACGTTTGTCAATCCGTTTATTCAACCTGCCTCAGTCCTTACAACCAATATTGGTACCTATGCTAATAACTTTGAGGCAGGAGATGCCCTTTATTGCAATACTACCCATGCTTACGTTGAAGTTATCGATACTAGCCAAGCTAACCTTATCTACGTAAACGAAAACTTTGTAACTATTAATGTTACACCGTTCGGTCCAGCGAACAGCAACACCTTTTTCTCTGATTGGTATAATCCAGGTGATATCGTCTATCAGGCTGGTAACAAACAGAACTCTGAAGCCAACACATTCCTTGGAACTGTTCAATTTTGGAACTATAAAGATCAGGCTCTTGTTGTTGAAGTCAACAATGGATTGATTTCTACAGCTACCTCCAACCTTATTATTTACAAGATTGGTTCTCTAGTTACTTCTAATGGTGGTATTGCTAATGCTGTAAGCATTGTTTCAGGTGCTAAATTTCCATTAAACGCACAAGTAACTCAGACGACTAATGTTGCCAACTTCTTCCTTGCTAATAACTATGTAAGCAATCATGGTGTCATTACCGTTGCTCAAAGCAATGCAAGCAATCTTATTATTTCATCTAACGTATCTAGCACAGTAGTCAACAGTATTGTTTCTATCGTATCAGGTGACGGTATTGGACAAAGTGCTAAAATCATCAGCGTATTGGGTAATGTTCTTTCTTTGAATACTGCTCTTCCATACGGTTTGTATGTTAATGGCGACCCTCAATTAGCTGCCGGTTATGCAATTGGACAACCTGTTGTAGATGATGTGGGCAAAGTAGCTGGAATATTCAATATTCCAGAAGATCAAAATTTGAATTTCTCTGCTGGTAATCGTTTATTTACTATTAATGATGGTGTATCAAACGATGATCCGGACGCAACCATGCGTGCAACAGCTATTTTTGCTGCTACTGGTTCTATTGCTCCAACCAGTACTTCTGCTCAAACTCCTGTCGTCAGTCATTCTCCAATCTTAACAGCAGCTGGCAACAGCACAGTCGTTACACAGGCTTCTGTGACTCAGGGTTCAGTATCAGATACCGCAGGTTCAAACAACCCACAAGCTTCTCCTGATCCATTGGCTCAGACTTTTACTGTGCCAACACCAAACACAGCTAAGATTTCAAACGGTATCTTCTGTACTTCTATAGACTTGTTCTTTCAGAACAAGCCAACTGGCAATAGCACCCAGTTCCCTGTCACAGTGCGTCTTGCCGAATGTGACAACGGTATCCCAACAACCACGATTCTTGCTTCTGCAACGGTTGATTGTGCAGATGTCAACGTAACCGCTGGTTTTAATGCTCAGTCTAATACTGGCGTTTATCCAAGTTCATCCAATGCATCAACAATTACTAAATTTAGTTTTGCTGATCCGGTTTATTTGGCTCCAGCTACAACTTATGCAATCATTGTCTACTCTGAATCTCCTGATTATGAAGTATGGGTAGCTAACACGGGTGAACCTCAGGTCAATAGTACTGCTCTTGTTCAATCTGCAAGTTATGTTGGTGACTTTTTCGAGGCTCAAAATTCAAGTGCATGGAATCCACTTCCAGGCGTCATGATGATGTTTGTTCTTAACAAAGCACAGTTTAGCACGACTCCTGTTAATTTGATTTTCCAGGCCGAATCACCAGTAAGCAACACTTACATGGATTTGGCTGTACTTCATAGTTCAGATTTGACATTCCCAGTAGCTAACATTGATTACTCTTTGTTGACCACAATCGCTAACACTGGTGTACAGGATACTGGTTATTTTGAAATCGATCCAAACAGTGTTTATAACTTTGGTGCAGATTTAAAGAATTCTTCTCTTGATAGTAACCGTCGTCGTGTTATTCAGGCAGGTAATGGTCTAAGCACAGTTCTTCAAACATCTCTATACACTTCTGATCCAGATGTTAGCCCAATATTTAACACTGAACGTTTAAGTTTGTTGGCAGTCACTAACCTTATTAATGCTGGTGGTCTTGATACAACCGATATTTCTATCACAAGTGGTGGAAATCATATCAATGCAGCAAACATCATTGTTACCATCGGAGCACCAACTGGTGACTTAGCGGTTCAAGCAACAGCTAATGTGGTTTCATTGAATGCAAATGCTGTCACTGCAATAAACATTATCAATCCAGGTGCTGGATACGTTGTATCTCCAACTATTACCATTTCTGAACCAGGTGCAACATCTAATGCAACAGCTGTTGTCATTGGTGAAAACTCTCAATCTGGTGGTAACGGTTTGACCAGGTACCTTACTAAGCAAATTACATTAGCATCGGGTTTTGCTGCTGGTGATCTACAAGTTTACGTCGATTGTATCAGGCCACAAGGAACCGATATTCAGGTTTACTATAAGGTTATGTCAGCTACAGATACTGATCAGTTTACGAATAAGTATTGGCAGCAGATGAAGAAAGCACAAGATTTATATTCTGCTGATCAAAACACACAAATTACTTTGAACTTCAACACTGGTGGAACTGGTCAGTTGTCATACGTTCAAAACGGAATTACATACCCATTGGGTGGAACTTTCCAATATTTTGCTATTAAGATTGTCTTATTTGCCAACGATGAAACGGTACCACCATTGGTTCAAAACTATCGTGCGATTGCCGTACCTGCCGGATAAGGAATTAAAATGAAAACTGCAAAAATAATCGATAAACAAAATTTGGTGAGAGATATGAACACAAATGCCGTACTAAATACTGATCAATTGGCAGTACGTCGTCACGAAAAACGTGTCGCTGATCTTCAAAAAGAATCCAGCCGAGAATTGGATATCAACCAAATGAAGAGTGACATCAACGAAATTAAGGAAATGCTACGTCAGTTGTCTAATTCTTCAATCATAGTCTAAATAATCAATGGCAAATGCAAATATACAATTACTGACCTTAGCAAACACTTTTGCTGATCAGGTCAATGCAGTCAATAACCTTATTGGATCTGTTAACGAACTTCGTAACGGTAACCCATATTTCAAGGACAATGGTAACCTTGAAGTAGCCAATGGTGCGGTTATTATTGCTGAAACTGGTGGCACTGGACTCCAGGTCGCTTCTAACGCTTCTGTCGCTGGAACTATTACTGCTGGTGGTGAAATTATCAACGGTAGTTTGGCTGTTACCGGCAACAACATTAATTTCTCTAGCCCAAACAACATTGTTTCTGTTGCTAACAGTTTGTATTCAACAAACGTTTATGCCAACAACTTGACCGTATCAGGAAACTTTTTGATCGAAGGTCAATCAGCTATTAACGCTGATGCTATTATTCTTAATGCAAATGCTGCTTCTCCTGGTATCGCTTATCTTGAAAATTATCGTGGACCAACAAACACGCCAGCATTTATTTTCTGGAGTGAGATAAACGAGAATTGGCAAGTCAACAACGTTTCAACAAACGTATTCAGCACAATTCTTAGCTCAGCAAATCTTTCTAATTTGAGTGCTACTTTGACGAGCTTCAGTGAAGCGACCACTTATGTTGGTACAGTCAATTCACCAAATACAGTCAATTGCAACATCGCTAATACTAATGTTTTTGATATCACATTAGCTAATACTCTTTACGGTAGTATTAACATTGCATTTACAGGAACTCTTTCTAGCTCTGTAACCTATCCTATTACTTTGATTCTACGTCAGTCAGGTCTAGCAAACACTGTTACATGGCCTACTAACATTCAATGGGTAGGTGGATCTCCACCAACATTGTCTACTGGTGGTTCAGGATACGTAGACGTAATTCAATTATATACTGACAGTGCCGGTGCATATTATATCGGTGGATCTACCGGTGGTACTGGATCAAGTTCTGGTGGCGGCAGTGGAACTGTTAACGTAATTTCTAATTTTTCTACTTTCTTTAGTCAAAAGCAACTTAATTTTGCTAACAGCACAACAGTAAACGTTGGAGTTACTTCTAACGGTGCCAACGTCGATCTTTTCTTTAATTCTCAAGCTAATTTGGTTAGCAACACAGTAGTTTCTACTGCTAACCAAGTCAATTTTATATTGCCAGCTAATGTCGCTGGTAACAATGCTAATCTTGTTATCGTAACTCGTAACGGTCTTGTCCAAGACCCTACAACTTATTCTGTTGCTGGTAACGTTCTCACGCTATTTACATCAACTCAAGCCAATGAAATTGTTTCTACCCGTGTCATATCTAATATGGGTGGATCAGGTGGTTCGGGTGGTGGTTCAGGATCTGTAACCTCAGTCGCTACCGGCTTAGGTCTTAATATCGTTGGTGGCGGTCCTATTACCGCTACCGGCACAATAGCTGCGAACGTTGCAACAACTGCTAAACAAGGTGTGACACTTTTGATTGACAGCGTCACTTCTACTGACGTTGCCAATGCTGCTACTGCTAACGCTGTTGCAGCATCCTACACTTTGGCAAATACTGCAAACAACGCAGCATCAAACAATGCCAACAATATTAATCTTGCATACACAGCAGCAAATTCAGCAGCTAACACTGTTGGAGTCATGGCTAATGGTGTAATTCGAGTTAATAATTCACTATTGAACTTTGTCAACAGTTCAACTCTTAATGTTTCTGTTACTGCAAATTCTACATTAGGTGCAGCTAATGTTCAGTACAGTGTCAACATTGCTGCTCTTGGTACATCAGCTTTAGTTGGCGCAACAGGTGCATCAGGATCTAACGGTGCTACCGGTCCAACAGGTCCAACAGGTCCTGCCGGTGGTGCTACAGGTGCTACCGGTGCCACTGGCTCAGGTGCAACGGGTGCGACAGGACCTACCGGTCCAACAGGTCCAACAGGTACACCTGGTTTGGTTGGTTCTACTGGTGCAACTGGTACTGCCGGATCTGCCGGTGCAACTGGTGCGTCTGGATCTAGCGGCGCTACGGGTGCCACTGGTTCTGGTGCAACTGGTGCAACAGGTGTTGCTGGTCCTTCGGGTTCACAAGGTTCTACTGGTGCCACTGGTTCTGGTGCAACTGGTGCAACAGGTGTTGCTGGTCCTTCGGGTTCACAAGGTTCTACTGGTGCTACAGGTGTCGGTGCAACTGGTGCAACAGGTGTTGCTGGTCCTACAGGACCTTCTGGTTCTGGTGGTGCCGCTGGTGCAACTGGTGCAACGGGATCTGGTGGTGTTGCAGCAGTTTATGCAAACGGTTCTTTGATTCTTACTTCTGCTAACGTCAATTTCAACAATACTGCAACAGTTAACGTCAGCGTCACGGCTAACGGAACATTAGAAAGTAACATTGCATTCAGTGTTAACACTTCTGGTACTGGAGTCATCGGTGCAACGGGTTCTACTGGTCCAACAGGAACACAGGGTTCTACGGGTGCTACTGGTACAGCCGGTCCTACAGGACCAACAGGTCCAACAGGTCCAACAGGCACTCAAGGTTCTACTGGTGCCACAGGTACACAAGGTTCTACCGGTGCTACTGGTACAGCCGGTCCAACAGGACCAACAGGACCAACAGGCACTCAAGGTTCTACTGGTGCCACAGGTACAGGTACACAAGGTTCTACCGGTGCTACTGGTACAGCTGGTCCAACAGGTCCAACAGGTCCTACTGGTCCAACAGGTCCTACAGGACCAGCTACATCTATCAATGCATCAACACAAACACAAAACATGTATTTGGTTGGTACGTCAGCTATTGGTTCAGCACAAACACCAGAAGCAAATTCAGGTGTCTATGTTTTGACCGCTAATGGACAGATGGTCGCTGTTGACTTTGCTTCTACCTCTGATGCCACTTTGAAGGATGTTTTGGGACCAATTGGTTCTGCTCTTGATTCTGTGAATGAATTGAGTGGCGTCTACTTTAAGTGGAACACTGAAGCAAAAGAACTAGGAATAGGTGGAGAAGGATTACAGGTCGGTGTCTTGGCTCAAGACGTTCAAAAAGTTCTTCCACAGGCAGTATCAACTGGTACTCATAAAAAACTTATTGTTTCTTACGACAAATTAGTGCCACTACTGATTGAAGCTATCAAGCAACTCAGTGACAAGGTTGATAAGTTAGAGGGTAGATAATGACTCTTCCTTCATCACCACCATTAACACTTCAAGAAATAAAAGCCAGATACGGTGGCCCTGGAAATTTACGTTCATATTTGTATGGTGGTTCATATGTTACTTCAAATTCATCAAACGGAAGTGGTCACACTATTCCTAGTAGTGGCACATTAAACATTATCACTTTTTGTGGCGCTGGATATTATGCTGGAGCCACATTTGTTGCATATACATCAGGTTCCGGATCTAACACAGTACCTTTAGGTGCTACTACCGCTTGTATTGAAATTTGGGGCGGTGGTGGTGGTGGATCTTGTACTTCTAATACTAACGCATCACCACCATTAGGTTCAGGTGGTGGCGCAGGTTACGCTCACATTAATGTTGCTGTTACATCAGGACAAACTTTTAGTTACGTATGTGGTGCCGGTGGTGCCGGTGCAACTACTGCCGGTGGTGCTGGTGCTAATGGTGGTATTACAACTCTTACAGGTCCTGGTGGACTTTCTATGAATGCGTTGCCTGGTGGTGGAGGAACAGTATCTGGTTCTGGTGCTAGCCAAACCACTACACCTGGAGCAGGTGGAACTGCAAACGGATCAACAGGTGTTAATACTTTGAATGGATCAAGTGGCTCATTAGGTTTTGGTCCATCACATGGTGGTGGAACTCCTGGCTATAATGCTTTTTTGCCAGCTGCATTGTACATTGGAAGTAGTGAAAACGCTACGGGTAGTGGTGGTTATTCAGGTACAAATAATAATGGTAATGGTGGCGGTGGCGGTGGCGGTTATAACCAACCTAGTGGTGGTTATGGTGGTAATGGCTCAGCTGGATTGGTTTTAATTACATACTCTTAAAAAACTTTATTATATAATGTGTTCTTTCCCAGGAGTTTATTATGCGCGGTGAATGGGCCTATTATAAAAACAAGTATCCTAAAGAACGTTGCGATTTCATCATCAACGTTGCCAAATCTAGACCGGCTAACGACGCCAAAATGGGTGTTAACGGTGAAAGTGAAACAAATAACTATCGCAAATCCAAGGTCCGTTGGGTCTACCCTGGTGATCTTCAGTTAGGTTTCCTTTTTACAGATATTTGGGCAATGGCCATGGAAACCAATAATCAGTTTTTCGATTTCCATCTATCTAAACTCGATTACCTTCAGATTGCCGAATATGACGGTGATCAACGTGGCGAGTACAAGAAGCATCAAGATGTATTTTGGATGAATAATGATCCTAAGTATCATCGTAAACTTTCTGTGATTATTCAGTTATCAGATCCTACTACATATGATAATGGTGATTTTCAAATGTATGGTGTTCAAGAGCATCCTAAATCTGAGGATTTGCGTTCACAAGGCACAGTTATTTTCTTTCCTTCATTTATAGAACATGCAGCCCTCCCAGTCACAATGGGCATGCGTTACAGCATTGCTGGTTGGATAGATGGACCAAAATGGAAATAGAAGTTAAAGAGTTTGATGAAATTGTCGGCACTGAATACGTTGAGCCTGACAAATTTGTTCTTTATCGTAAATCTTTAACCGAGATAAAAATTATCAGAAAAAAAGAATTACCTGATGATGCTATTTTAATAGGTAGTGGAATAATTTTTGATGAATACTGCTCTCCATCTGTTTATAAATTTTATAAAGACGCTCAGCGGCTCAGAATGGAATGATTAATGTTTGTAGTTAAACTGGATCGATCCTACTACTCTTTGAGTGAAACCATATTCAAGTATCTACGTGATACTCATAATAATAAAGGTGATGAGTGGATTACATTTTGGGAAGAACATGAAGGGTCTGATAATTCACCATACGTCGTTCATCAAATGTTTGGATATACAACAATAAAATTCAAGAAAGAAGAAGACTTAAACAAATTCAAAGAATGGGTTAAAACAATATGAGATTTCACATCTTAGGTGTACCGCACACGGTTACCAGTAAAGAATATAACGCCTGTGCTTTCACACAAAAGGTGTGGAAGTTCGGCAAAATGATGATGGCTCGTGGTCATGAAGTAATTCATTACGGTCACCCTGATAGTGACGTTCCCTGCACTGAAAACGTTCCGGTTATCACAAATAACGATCTAGAAATTGCCTATGGTTCATATGATTGGCGAAAGAACTTCTTTAAGCACAATGCTACTGATCATGCTCATACTACTTTTCATGCCAATGCTATTAAAGAAATAACCAAAAGAAAAAAGCCTGGTGATATCTTATTACCTTTCTGGGGATGGGGTGTTTGGCCGGTCTGTGAAGCTCATAGAGATATGATCATTGTCGAGCCTGGAATTGGTTATCCAAGTGTTACCCCGGCTCAATGGAAAGTTTTCGAGTCTTATGCAATCTATCATGCTCATTGTGGTATGACTTCTGTTGGAACATGTCAACAGAACTGGTATGAAGTGGTGATCCCAAACTATTTTGATCCGGATGATTTTCAATTTCAGGCTAAGAAAGAAGATTATTACCTATACCTTGGGCGTGTTTATGATGGTAAAGGTGTAAACATAGCAATCGAAGTGACCGAAGCAATGGGTAAAAAGTTAGTCATTGCTGGTCAATCAGACGGATCTATTAAATTTCCTAAGCATGTGGAATACGTTGGGTACGCGGATGTTGAGAAGCGCAAGAAACTCATGTCTGGAGCCACAGCAAGTTTTGTGGCTAGCCTGTACCTTGAACCGTTTGGTGGTGTGGCTATCGAAAACCTTTTCTGTGGAACTCCTATTATTACAACCGACTGGGGAGCTTTCACTGAGTACAATATTGAAGGTGTAACAGGATTCAGATGCAGGACATTCGGAGACTTCTGTCGAGCCGTAGAGAACATTCATAACATCGACACGGACAACTGTTTGAAGCAGGCACAGAATTACACTCTGGAAGCTATTGCACCCAAGTATGAAAAATTCTTCCAGGATGTTCTTAATGTTCATGGTGGCAACGGCTGGTATACCCGATAGGCCCTAAATAATGGGATTCACCTTTCAGGTATCCCATGTCCTCATCAAATGCATCATTTGACTTCTCCAATGCTTCAGACGCCTTAAGACTTCCTTCAGGAAACACTGCCCAGCGTCCGAATCCAAAGCCAGGAGACATTCGTTACAACACGAGTCTTAATGAATTTGAGGGATATACCACTGAATGGGGTGGTCTTGGTGGCGGCGGTTCTCTTACCATTCAAAACAATAATGTCTTTGTTAATACTACAACGACTCTTGATTTTTCTAATGGTCCGAATACGATTCTTATCGTCACGGACGATTATGCCAACAACCGCGTTAATATTTACCTCAACAGTATTAGTAGCGGAGCTACGGGTGCAACTGGCGCTACGGGTGCGACCGGTCCTGCCGGTGCTACGGGTGCTGGTGCTACAGGCGCATCTGGTGCCGTAGGTCCAACCGGACCTTCTGGTCCTACGGGTCCAACAGGCCCTAATGGATCAACAGGAGCAACAGGTGCTACAGGCTCTACAGGCGCGACAGGTCCAACTGGTGCTACAGGAGCGGGAGCTACTGGCGCAACAGGCGCTACAGGCTCATTAGGAGCCACAGGAGCCACGGGTTCTGGAGCAACGGGTGCTAGCGGCCCATCAGGCGCAACAGGTGCTACAGGCTCTACAGGCGCGACAGGTCCAACTGGCGCGACAGGTCCAACTGCTAATCTTTCTATCGATAGTGATCAGTTTGTGGCCACAGCTAATCAAACTATTTTCACCTTATCTGTCACACCAAACAATGCCAACAATGTTATTGTCACAAGAAACGGTCTTGTGCAACCTCCTGGTAATGCCTACACACTTGTAGGATCTACACTAACCTTTACATCTAACTGCAATGCGACAGACTTTGTTGAAGTCCGTGAATTTTTGGGTGGTGCAGGAAGTGGCAACGGTGGAGGCAGCAGCAATTCATCAAGCAATGTGACAATTGAATTGAACAGTCTTGTGATTGGCAATGCCAATGTAATTAATTTTAGTAATGCCGGTTCAAACGTTATTATCACTGGTAATTCTACTGGAAATTTGATCACACTATTTTTTGATTCTGTAACCGCAACACAAGCATTAGGTGGTGGATCAGATAGATATTACGCAAACAACATTACGTTGGGCACTCCACCTATCCTAGCAAACAGCTTCACTTACTTTCCATTATCTATTAACGCGCAAAGTGGATTTATCAGTAGTCTTGTTATTCAGACAAACGACTTAGGTCCATATCCTTGGAATTTTGTTATCGCTGGATATGCAAATTCTAGCAATATTTTTTATTCTGCTAATGGTATAAGCACCAATACATTCACAATCAGTGAATTGTTTTTCTATCAAGCAGACTATACGACAGATACCAACATGTACATTGGTATTATGAATCCAGGTAGTAATGCAAGTACGTTTATTGCTCTTGGTGTTCGTGCAGAAATTATCGATGCAAGTACTAACTTAACTACTCATATAATAAAAACTAACACCGTGTTAGGTATAGTTAATGCAAATGGAAGCACGAGTAATTACACTTACTTTGCTGTTCCTAACATAGCTGGCAGAGGATTCATAAGCGACTTCAGCGTTACGTCTAACACTAATACTAGTTTCGATATTGTTGTCCGTGGTTCTCCAGCTGCAACTGGAAATCTTTTCTTGTCTGCAACGGGTGTTGTCAATTCATACAACACTGGTGCAGTGTTCTATTATGAAAACGACGCATTGACTGCCAATGGATATACATCTAATTCTGTTTATATCGGTATTAGTAACCGCAATAACAATGCTTCCTTTAACCTAGATGTTCTTCGTATAGAAGCATTAGGTAACACTGCTAACGCAAACGGTAATGTTGGAACCGGTTTTCAATTCATAAATCTTTCAAATAATTTAGGTGCGGTCACCAATAGTGGAAGTTATGGCCCTTATACTTATTTCAATATTCCTAACTTTACAGAAAGAGGATTGATCACCGGTATAAAAATCACAACAGATAATTCTGCACCATGGAATTTGGTATTGACCGGAAGTCCAAACGGCAATGTTTTTTTTGCTGCTAATGGTCTTACCGGTTCATTCACTGCTAATGGTGTGTTTTATTATGAAAACGATAATGGATACAGTAAAAATCTTTGTATTGGTATTTTGAACACCGATAGCAACGCACACACTTTTAACCTGAAATCTATCACGATTGAAGCATTTACTGGAACAAGTCAAAGTACTGTTACTCAAACAGCTAACATCGCTAACAATGCTTTAAATATTGCAACAGCTGCTTACATTGAAGCAAACAGTGCAGCCAACACAACAGCAGTTTATGCTAATGGTCATTTGGTCCTCGCTGCTTCGAATTTGAATTTTAATAACACATCAACTATTAATATTTCTATTACGGCTAACGGAACCATGCAGACTAATGTTGCGTTCCAAGCTAATTTGGCGTCACTGAATACATCTATTAATAATGCTCTTACAGTTGCAGAAGAAGCATATGCAGCAGCTAACGCGGCTAATGCAGCAACCGGAGTTTCTTCTGGAAGCTATGGTAGTCAGTTCTATTTCCCAACTCTTACAGTAGATTCAAGAGGTAGGATAACCAACATAGCAACACAAGGATTGAATTTCTTTACAGCTAATGTTGCTGGTATTGTTCCTGCCTCTGGAGGCAACGCTAACAGCGTTCTTCATGGAGATGGTAGTTGGAGCGCGGCTAATGCGGCACTTTCTCAATCATTATCAGCCAATGGGTACATCCAATTAACCAGCGGTCTTTATCTACAATGGGGTAAGGTTGGTCTTACAGGAACCGGTCAGGCTGGTCCATATGTGATTACTTACAATACCCCATTCCCGAATGGAACATTGTTTGCCATTGCAAACCCTGATGGTGGTACGCCACCAGTAGGAACGACGGCTTCTAACGCATCATCTTTCACTTTCTATACAGGTTATCTAGGCGGCTCGATTGGTTGGACATCAACCTCTTACTTCGCTATCGGCTACTAAATAAGGCATCAACGAGGATTCTTAAATGTACACAACCGGCACTATTTTATCTAACACACCTGCTCCAGATTTTATTGCATATCTAGGAGCACAGATGCTTAACGTTTCTTGGACGCAAGTATCCACCAATGTGGTTAGTGGTAACAACACCTGGAATGTGTATAAGTCACCAGGTGCTACGAATAACATCGGTAACGATTTCTATGCTGCTTTGGGATGGGATAATGCTAGCAACACCTACGTTGGTGCTACCGTATTTGAAGGTTGGAACGTCAGCACCAACACAGCTACAAATTATCCGGCTGCTATGCCCTACTACACCACAAATGGTATAGATGGTAACAATGCTGGAATTCTTTTGTCTACATATCAAAGTGGCAACAATGCTTTACCAAATTCTGCAAATTTTGCATCAGGTACTAATTTGCTTGATTATAGTATGTCTTGTACGTCTATGGCTCAAATGCCGATATCGAGTTTAGGTGGAATCACATATTGGGTTAGTGCAACGGTTGATCGTGTTATTTTTCAGTTTGCAAATACATCACAACCTCAATATGGTTCGGCAATGTATGTCGGTTCTTTTGATCCTACAGAATCACTTTCATTAGATCCTTATCCAATTTGCGCAATGAATTTGAATTCAACAAGTCTTGGATCTGGTTCAGATCAGTATCCGGGTTCTGTTACGGGTGTGACAACTCGATCCAATTATTTTACGCAATATGGCGCTCAATATGGTTTTTCAGTTGGACTAAATCAGGGGCAATCTCTTGTTAACAGCATTAATACTTCTACACTGAATGATCCATTTTTGGGTGGAAAAACTTTAATCAGTAAGATTTATGTGGCAATGAGTAATTATTATTGGAAACGCGGCGTGTTAAAAGATGTCTATTATTGCTACTGTACTGCGTACAAAGGCGACGTTATACAATGGACTATTGGTGGAACTACTTACAATGCTACCTGTATTGATGGTAACGGAACCAACACCTATAAATTCTTTGGACAAGTGTAATGGCTAATACTATCAATGCTGCTGTTGCAACGTATTTTGATAACGGTAATACGTCACCACAATATTGCACAAACAACACTTATGGTGCATCTAGTTTGGTTAAACTTTCTGGTGGTATGGTAAGATATCAAGCCGGTATATCTAATCAAGCTATGGCCCAAATTGGATATATGTATTTCCCACAAAATCAGAAAACCGCTTTTCCTTCTCTACCAGGAAAGACGAAGTATCCTAGATTTCCATAAGGGTAGGTCTCGATGCAAAACTTACTCTTTACTAATCAAATTCGTAACGCTGCCAATGTCAATTTAGATGTGGTGCTTGGGAATCTTGTTGCTAACGTTACATCAGCAAATGCATCTAACCTTGTTATTACGGGCAACAGCACAAACGTCATTATTGACACTCGTCTTTCTGGAGGATTTGGAGCCACAGGTGCGACTGGTGCGACTGGAGTATCCGGTCCAACAGGTCCAACTGGAAACACAGGTTCTACTGGCGCAACCGGAACAGGAACACAGGGTTCTACTGGCGCAACCGGAACAGCCGGAACAGCCGGAACAGCTGGACCAACGGGACCTACTGGTCCAACAGGTCCTAATGGCGCAACTGGAGCGACAGGTGCAAATGGTGCCACGGGTGCCACGGGTGCCACGGGTGCAGGAGCTACCGGAGCAACAGGTGCCACGGGTGCTACTGGTTCTGGCGCTACAGGATCTACTGGAGCCACAGGAGTGGGATCAACAGGTGCTACAGGCATCGCTGGACCAACTGGTCCTACAGGCCCAACCGGTTTTACAGGTGCAACAGGTGCCATAGCTAATCTTGTTGCAAGCATCACATCAGGTAACACTAGCAATGTTTTAATCAGTGGCAATGCCAGCAATGTAATCATCGACACTCGCATTACTGGCGGCGGTGGCACTCCTGGTGGTAGCAACACACAAGTGCAGTTCAACAACAATGGTTCTTTTGGTGGCACTTCTAATTTAACTTTTATTGATGGTCAGTCACTCAATGTTGGTAATCCAGTGCTGATCAGTGGTGGCAATCAAACCAGCCCTAGCAATATGTTGGGCTGGCAATTGGCTGCTGCCGCACCTGCATCCACTCTTTACTATAAACTGGTTACTCTTCCAGCATCATCTGCGGGAACTTATGACAGTTTGACTATTGATGCCGTTCTCTCATCTGGTTGGGGTTCAACCAATGTCTGCCGCCTCAAGATGATTATGGGCAACAGAGGCCAGTTCAATGGCAGGCACAGTTTGTTGGGTTATCCAGCCACCAGTGTAGGTATAGCCTGCTACAGTGAATCCAATGGAACAGTCAGTGTTTATGCCAAATTCTTGTCTGGTCAATACACTACTGCATCAATCAATGTACTTGAGTGCATAGAAGAAACGCTTTACCCAAATCCAACATCTATTACCTCACCAACAGGTACTTGTGTTTTGGATACTACAAACTTTAATGCATCTAACCCTGGTGCTAACACTCCACACATGTGGACTGATGGTGGTTCTGTAATCGGTTCTAACACTGGTACTGGAAACACTTACATCACTAGTCAGTACTTAGGTGGTGCAATGAACGTCACTAATGATATTCGCACTTGGCGAACAGGAACGACTGCCGGTGGTGTAGTTTATTTTGGTCAGTCAAGCCTTGGCACTTACCTATACTTTGATGGCACAACTTTTTATTTTGCCGGTGGTAACCTCAGTCTGAATGGTAACAACTTGCTCTGCGGAACTGTTGAAGCAGTCAATCTTTGGGGTGCCGTTCCAGGTGCAAATGTCACAGGCACAGTAGCCAGCGCAACACTAGCCAGCACTGTCACCACCACATCATACAGTGGCAGCACCAGCTACTCTGTCCCCTTTGTTAATGGCACCAGTGTGCTCTATAACGCCAGTGTCACTATTCAGGGATCAACAGGCACACTTTCAGCCACCATCCTCAATACCACATCTGATGCCAACCTAAAAGCCAACATCGAAATTATCAAGGACAGCAGTCACATCATCGCTGGATTAAATGGTGTGCGCTACAACTGGAAAGCCAGCGGGCTTCCATCTGCTGGTCTGATCGCACAGGATGTTGAACGAGTGCTGCCTGAGGCAGTGGTCACCAATGATGATGGCACCAAGTCACTGAACTACAATGCCATCATTGCAGTGCTGGTGGAAGAGGTCAAGGCACTCAGGGCTGAAGTCAACATCCTCAAGGCACTGACCAGATGACGACCAACATTCAGGTGTCTGGTGTTGATCTGTCCAGCAAGTTTGCTGCCTATGTCAGTGGTGGCAATGTTGGCACAGTGACTGCACAGACAGCCACCAAAATCGAGTCATCGGGATCTGATCTCAACACACTGTTCACGGCTCTGACCTACGGCACGGCACAAAGTGCTGCCACAGGCATTCAATCCGGTAGCACTGACCTAAAGTCCAAGTTCGCCGCTCTTGGCACTTGCGCCTTCACAAGCAGATACAACGCAGCAGCCACCTATACTGAGACGGTGCCAAATGGTGTCACCTCAATGATCATTGAAGTGTGGGGTGCTGGTGGTGGTGGCAGTTCAGGTACTGGCACAGGTTGCGGAGCCGAAGCCGGTTCAGGTGGTGGTTCTGGTGGATATTCCAAGACAACCATCAATGTCACTGGTCAGGCTGGCAAGACAGTCACAATCAAGCTGGGCGCGGCTGGCACGGCACCAGGTGGCACTGGTGGTCAGTCCAATGTTGTGTCTGGAACACTGACGGTCACATCAATGATCGCCAATGGCGGTGGCGGAGGTGGATCTGGTGCCGGTGGAGCAGGTGGCACCGCATCAGGTGGAACAACCAACCAAACAGGCAATGCTGGCACCTATCAGGGTGGTCCAAGTGGTGGTGGTGCGGCTGTCGCTGGAACCTATGCCACTGGTAATAAGGGTGGTGGTGGTGGTTTGGCTGGTTCCGGTCACGCCGGAACCAACGGTGGTACTGGGTTCTGTAACATCCACTACATTGCATAGATGCGCTAAGCAACATTGCCTGACAATGATCCATCAACTTCACATTCCTGGTCCACCATACGGCATTCAATACACCTTCCGTGAGGCTGGCTGGGGCATTCCAATGCACAGTCACGAGCCTGAACTGGCACACAATGTTGAGGTGGTGGCTGGCTCAATCCTGCTCACTGAAGGAACAAACGAGCGCGTGATTCGGGCTGGGCAAATCGCATCCATAGCCTGGGCTAACCCACACCAGATCGAGGCTCTGGAGCCTGCGACGGTGATCAGGAACTGGATGTTGAATGGAATGCCTGAGGGCTATGACAAGCTGCCACCAGAAGAATTGGAATGGGAAAAAGATATACCGACCTGGCACTTAATAAATAACTAAACCGCTCAGAGCTAACTATTAATGAAAGTCGTAATCAATAATCAAACTCCGGAATTTAAGTTAGTCGCGGCTACAGGCCCAAATAGCGGCAACACGGGAGAGCCTGGTGCAACAGGAGCTACGGGATCTACCGGTGCTACCGGATTAACAGGATCAACAGGAATACAAGGTTCTACCGGTGCAACCGGAAACACCGGTTTTACAGGTGCAACCGGAACAACTGGTGCCACTGGAATTAACGGAGCAACAGGTTCCACTGGTATAGCTGGCCCTACAGGACCTACAGGACCAACCGGCTCTACTGGATCATCAGGAACAGCCGGATCTACAGGCGCAACGGGTTCCACTGGTATAGCTGGCCCTACAGGACCTACAGGACCAACCGGCTCTACTGGATCATCAGGAACAGCCGGATCTACAGGCGCAACGGGTGCAACCGGAACAACTGGACCTACAGGATCTCAAGGTTCAACTGGTGCAACCGGAACTGGTGGTGCAGTCGGATCTACAGGCGCAACGGGTGTTCACGGTATAATTGCACTTTTAACAAATGATGTTGTCGTCATTCAAAATGCTAATGCTAATTTTCAAAATACTGCTACGATCAACGTTACAATTACTGCAAATGGTACAACAGAAGCTAACATAGCATTTGCTGTTAACACATCTTCAGTCGGTGGAGCATATCAAGCTGACGTATTAGCTAATGGTCATCTTATTTTAGCTAATGCAAATCTTAACTTTAACAATACTGCAACAATCAATGTTAATGTTACTGCTAATGGAACAACACAAGCAAACATTGCATATAGTATTAATTCAAGCTCTATATCTACAGGTCCACAAGGTGCGACCGGTGCAACAGGTACAGCTGGTCCGTCAGGTTCACAAGGTTCAACTGGTGCAACCGGTGCTGGATCAACGGGTGCTACAGGATTAACTGGTCCAACAGGTCCGACCGGACCAACAGGCTCACAAGGTTCAACAGGTTCTACTGGTGCTACTGGAACAGCCGGTCCTACTGGAACTCAAGGATCAACTGGCGCGACTGGAACTGCCGGTCCTACTGGCTCACAAGGTCCAACAGGAACTCAAGGATCAACAGGTGCAACTGGAACAGCAGGAACACAGGGTTCTACTGGCGCTACCGGTACAGGTGGACCAACAGGTCCTACAGGCCCTACAGGTCCTACTGGACCGACTGGAGCAACAGGTTCATCTGGCGTAGGTTCTACTGGTGCTACAGGTATTGGATCAACAGGTGCAACCGGTGCTTCAGGTCCTACTGGTGCAACCGGTCCATCCGGTGGCGGTGGTAGTGCGGCAGGTGCTAACACACAAATTCAATATTATTTGGGTGGTGCATTAGCCGCAAATGCTAATCTTGCTTACAATGCAATAACAAATATTTTTAATACGTCACCAACCACGATCATTGGTAACGGATTACTTGATGCTCAGTTAACGATACAAGGTGTTACTCCAACTAATAGTGGTGCTGATGAACCACTGTATATAACATTCCAGGGTTCTGATGGAGTAACGAGAGCATACACTGGTATGTACATCAGTGGCCAAAACACCTATGGTGTAGTTATCAATGGTAGTGATGCTCGTTTTATTCTAGACATTAACGGCACCGGACAACTAATTGCTTATCCTAATTATATTAATATTTCTGCTAACCTAGATATACAACCTAGTTATTCAGTCAATGTTTCAAACGCTGGTATCAGATTCAGTGATAACACAGTACAAACAACAGCAGCGACTGGTGGCGGCTCTTCTACTGTTATTAATAGCACAAGTAATACAGCTACAGCCGGTCAAACTAATTTCACACTGACTGCTAATGTTAGCTCTGCAAGCTACGTCATCGTCACTGTTAATGGTTTGGTACAAGTTCCTACGACTCATTATAGCATTGTTAATAATTCGCTCACATTTGTTACAGCATTAAATGCTGGAGACATAGTTGAATCAAGAGAATTTGTTTCATCTAACATTGCTGTGACTCAAGCTCCAGCAGTCTATACCAAGAATTTGGTCCTAAATAGTCTTATATTCGGATAAAAATTAATGACAACACCAAATAGATATCTAGTCCCTTCTGTCGGAACTACCCCCAATAATGTGGGTATTCTTTCTGGAAATACAGTAGCTTTAATAGCTGGTTCAGTCTGTAACAAGACGGCTAACAGCGTGCTCGCAAGTGTTTGGGCAAACACCGGATCTATTGCTAACACCTATTATATGAACAATGTAATTGTTTCTCCTAATAGTACAGTAACCGTTTTTGGTGAACCACAAAAGCAATTCTTATTAACTGGTGATGCTTTGTACGTCAGCTGCAATGTAAATGGTGGCTTCGATTTTATTCTATCAACAGCTGAGGGCTTCTAATGTCAGTTATTGGTTCTAATGCACCAGCACAAGATGCCGTTTTACTTCTTAATTTAACGACATCTGGTAACACCTCTAATGCATCTAATGCAGATTTTGGTTCACCTATTGATACCAATGGTCAAGGTTTTATCGTTTGGGAAATTTCAGGAAATTCTGCATACCAAATTATGATCGAAGGATCTCATGATCAATATTATTGGTCTACTATTTGGTCTCTTCCTGTTTCAGAATTATCTCAAGTAGATACTATTAATCAAGCTGGTCATTATCATTTTGAAACATCTACTCGATATATTCGTTATAGAATATCTTATACAAATGGTCCTATTAATTTTACTTGTTATGGTCGTGCAGGTGGTGGCCCATCTGCCGCTGATCGTATATCACAAGCATTGGATTCAACAAGCAACGTTGCACTTTCTGTTGCTATTAACAATTTAAAGAAAGACGGAACAGGTGCATTATTTTTGTCAGATGCTGCTGGTCCATTTACAGCAACTCTAGAAAACGCATCAACAGTTCAAATCTACGATACAACTGGTTATAACAATATTGTTGTTCAACAAAACGGTGGTGGTTCTACCGCTGTAGCAATTTCTAATGACGGTTCAAACTGGTATGCTGCTCAGGGTGTTAACCTTCAGACCGGTGCTATTGTTACTACGCTTGCTGCCAGTGCAATTATAGCTTTCTCATGTGCTGCTCGTTACATCAGATTTACTGGAACATCAACTTCTGGTCAGATCATAACTTATTTCCGTACAACAGATGATCCTGCTGTTATTGATACAATTAACTTGGCTGAAATTGGTGGTTCAGCTGTATCATCTACTTCAGCACAGTTAGGTATTAATATAGTAAATGCCGCAGGTACAACACTTGCTGCTGCTGGTGGTGGTGGTTCAGCCAAAAACTCAATTGGTGTCACACAATCAACTGCTATCGCTCAGGCTGATGTGAGTGCTGGTGCATTTAACGGTGCTGGTCGTGTCAACGGTACAGTTATTTCTTCTACACAGGGTGGTGGTAGCGTAATAAGTGCCGAATTCAACGTGTCAGCATTGACTCTTGGTTCAGCAACCGCAGTGTTTGCAATTCTACAAGAATCTTCAGGTGGTACCAATTTTACTGATATTTGGGTTTCTGATCCAATTACAACAACCGGTATTGTTCGTGTGCCAGCTATACCTATTCAAGGTCGTCGTCGTTGGGCAGTTCATTCTGCTGGTGGTACTTCAACAACTGTTACAGTGTCAGTAGCTACTCTCGAACTTCCAACAGGAACATATCCGTTTACTAGACAGTTCCGTGATTATTATTCTGCTACAAACCCATTTGCAACAGTAATCAATGGTACAACACAAACAGCTAGCTCTTTGGTCCTAACCACGTTAGGGTCTACAACTACATTATTCAATGTTGAAGGATGTTTAGCATATACATTTTTTGTAACTGTTACAGGTGGCGTGCCTTCTACAAATCCAGTTTTAACTATTCAACTTTCACAGGATGGTACTAGCTGGGCTAACACTAGCTCTAATGTTACTCCAACGGCTGCTGGTACTTTCATGACAGCATTAAGCAATTTTCCTGCTAAGTATGCTCGATTAATTGTCTCAACTGCCTCATCAGGAGGCACTGCCTATACTCTTGGAAACGTTGGCGTATACGGAATAGACTAAATAAGATAACCATTTCGGAGATTATTAAAGATGTTAATTCAAAATCAGGTTGGACCAATCGCCACAACTCAGTCTATCTCTCCTGGTGTTTTATCACCAATGCGTTCAGGTAACCTTGGTGATGCCATTGTTTCAGAACTTCATGGACGTTATTACGAAACAACTTATCGTAAGGCTAAATTTTCAGGTGCTGTTGCGCAGGTTACTACCTCAGCAGCACTTGCTACAACTGTCACAGGTTTGATTTTGACCAACCCATTGGGTTCAACAGTCAATTTGGTGTTGTCTAAGTTTGGATATGCATTTGATGTAGTATCTACGGGTCTTGCCGGTATTGGATTGGCATATGGTTATAACAGTTCAACAGCAGTCACCCAGACCACACCTATCACTCCAAAGAACAACTTTGTTGGCGGTCCATCAGGACAGGGTTTGTTGGCTTCTGCTGCGACAGTTCCAACTGCTAGCACGCTTCAGTACATTTTTGATGCTACTGCTACTGTCGCTATATCAACTATTATGATCCACGGTTTGGTTGATCTAGAAGGCTCAATCATTCTTCCACCGGGTGCATATGTCCAAACATACACCACAGTTGCATCTGGTACCTCAGGTGGTTACTTTAGTTTTGCTTGGGAAGAAGTTCCAGTCTAACCGACTTGGTAGGTTAGACTATGCAACAGATTAGCAATGCTCAAATAAATCTAGTTAGTAGTAATGGAACACTCCAGTTCAACAACGCAAACACGTTGACTGGAGTTGCAAATATCACTTACAACGTTGTAGCCAGCATGATGAGCGTAGATGCCAATGTGCGTGTTGCTAATTCAAATATGCTTTTATTTGGCGGTGCTCAAGCCAACGGTCAATCTAATTCACGATTTGCTGTCACTTACAATGCAGCAGCGGTTTCATTGGATTTCATGGTATATCCGAGCTAATTCATGACTAGCTACGTTAGACAATGTAAATTTTTTGATTATGGCAATCCAGGTGAACAAGCTTGGATATCAACTACATTACCCGAAGCTACTCTTCAGGGTTCTACTTTGCTTATATTTGGTGCTGTTTCTTTTTATGCAGGAACTCGCCCATCAGCAAATATCAATCCCACTCAGAATGATGGTTACCCTACCGGTGATGTGGTAAACGGGCAATATACAGAACTTCAGAACTTTGTAGATACTCAAAACGATTCATACCTAGCATTAGGTTTATACATTAAGCAGAATGCTAATGCTGTTCCTTCAGGTACCACATTCACTCAGAACTATACAGCCGGTGACGATTATATCGCTATGGCTGTCGTTGAAGTTGCCGGTGTATCTGCCAATAGTCTAATAACTTCTCAGAATGTTGTTCAGGTTAGTTTAGCATCAGGCACCAACAATATAACAACAGGAAATGCTGCTCTTGGTTCTAATCCCTGTATTGTAATAGGTTTGAGCGTAGGTGCTGCTAATCAGCTTGAACCTAATCCAGGCACTGCTGCAAATTCTCAAAACACTGGCTTTGGTTGGGGAAGTGCAAACTCTGCTTTAATCGAATCACAACACTTTACCAATCCTGGTTCTAATACGATTTATTTCTCTGCTCCGGGAACAGATGATTATATGACTGTAACCGTTGCTCTATCTGATAGTGTGACAGCGGCAGCGAATGTTTTTAGGATGTTCTCAAACGGTTCAATACAAGCGCACCTATTCTCACAAGGTCCATTGCCAGCTAATACAGCAATGCGTATGTATTCTAATAATACTCTTCACTCAGCTAATCTAGTAACAGGTTACCCGAACATAAAGCTCTATGCGAACGGCACCCTTCAATGTAATACGACGATTATAGTCTAAATAGACAAAACAGGAACTCTCATGGCTACCCAAACTTTATTCGTCACACAAGGTACAGATTTCAGTACTAGCATGGTACTTTATAACGATTACGGCACTGCTATTAATGTTGCTAATTACACTTTCGCTGGTGCTGTACGTCAGAATCCTTATTCAAATTACCCATCTGCAAACCTTAAGATTACGGTAGTCGATGCTGCCAATGGCAATAGTATTATTAGTCTCGATGCTGCCAATACGGCTAATATGGGGATCGGTAGCTACATTTATTCTGTAGTGGCTAACACGGGAACCAACACAGCATTACTCCTTTCAGGAGACTTTATAGTTGGTCCTAGCGCATTGGTTACTCAACCACTTCCTGCAAATGTTACTAACCAGGTATTAGATGACACTTTCTACGCATTGTCAGGCCAGAACAGTTTCTATCTTTCATACACACCTGCCAATACATCGAACGTTACTATTATCTATAATAATGTAACGCTTCCTAACAACGTCAACGTCTACACAATCACTGGTCAAGTATTAATATTTGCCAACAGTGCTGCTCAAGGTGATGTTATCCAGGCAAACGAAAACGTCTCTGTAGTTGTTCTTTAAGACCTAAATAAACGATTCATCAAGGAACTTAAATGTCACAAGAACAACCGTTTTTACAGCAAGTTCGTAACACTGCCAATGTGACTTTGGATGTGCTATTAACCAATCTATCTGCCAACATAGGCACCGCTTATGGGCAGGCTAATCTTGCTTATACTACTGCTAATGCCGCATATGCTCAAGCGAATGTAGGTGTTCTTATTGGTGAAGAAGCCTATGCCCAAGCAAATAGCGCATACGCTCAAGCAAACCTTGCATACACAGCAGGTAACAGCGGTATCAGTGCAGCAGCTTCAGCTTTAACTGTTGCAGAAGCTGCTTATGGAACAGCCAACGCCGGTATTGCTTATTCTGGCGTAAGTGCAGGAACTTATGGTTCAGGTTCTCAAATTCCAGTAGTGACACTCGATTATCGCGGTCGTGTTACAAGCGCATATACAACATCATATAATCAATTCACTTCATCTGGTTCTGGTATTGTTCCAGCATCCGGTGGTGGAACAACTAATTTTCTTCGTGCAGATGGTACGTGGAATGCTATCGCAGCTGTCTATTCAGCAACGTTGGCAAGCAATGGTCATATCTATTTGGCATCCACTGCGGGAAACATTTTAGTTCAATGGGCAGTTTATGGTGCTAATATTAACGGTGATGCAGGACCTTACAATTTTAGTTTTCCTGTTTCATTTTCTAATACACCATACTGTGTCGTTCCTATCACGAATGCTAAATTGGCATTTGGTTTAGCCTCAAGCAATTCAACCAGTTTTGGTGTTTATAGCTGTACCGGTGCCTCTACCTGTACTGAAGTATTTGTTCTTGCAATAGGACCAGCATAATGAAACCTACTTCAAGACAAGAACTCATACAATATTGTTTTCGTAGGCTTGGTCAAGGTGCCATTGATATTAATGTTACATTAGAACAAGCAGATGATCGTATTGATGACACACTCGATTACTTCACTGAATTTCATTTTGATGGTGTTGAAAAGCAATACCTAAGTATGCTTGTGACTGCAAACGTCATGGCTAATCAGTATTTCACAATGCCTAACAATGTATTTAATGTCACTCGTATTTTTCCATTGAACACCACATCTGTTGGTAACAGCCAAGACTTCAACATCTTCGACTTGAACTATCAAATTCGTTTGAATGAATTGTATGACTTCACTAGCGCCGATTATGTGTATTTTGAATTGGCTAATGAACACATTCGTACACTTGAAATGTTGTTTATTGGTGATGTTCCTATCCGTTACAATAGGAACACCAACATCTTATATACAGACTTGAACTGGGGACAGGGTACTGGTGGCCCTAACGCTGATGTGAGCATAGGTTCTTATGTTGTGGCTGAAGTCTATACATATCTACCGCAAGGTGATGGAAGATTTTGGTCAGACATTTGGCTCAAGCAATATGCAACAGCAATGATAAAACAACAATGGGGAACAAATCTCAAAAAGACAAGTTCTACTGCTGTTCTTCCTGGTGGAATAACAGTCAACGGACAGAAAATCTATGATGAAGCCACTCAAGAAATTGCTGATCTTAAAGAACAAATTATGAGTATATTTTCTGCGCCTCCGATGTGGGAAGTTGGTTAAATTAATGAAATACCTACATCATGTAATTCCAAAACACATGGGCGGCACCGATGATCCTTCTAATTTGATTGAACGTACTTGCCCACACTGCCATAAAAGTGGTCGCGGAAATATCATGTTGCGTCATCACTTCGACAATTGCAAGGCAGCAGCGTAATGGTAACCCGCACAATAATGAACAACTTCAACAGTGGCGCAGATCAGCGTCTCATGGAAGATTTGTTCAATGAATTTGTACAAACATGGGGCATCGATGTGGCCTATATCCCACGCGACAGCAGTGATCCTAATGGATTTGATTTGCTTTTTGGTGATGACCCAGTCAAAAAATTCACAAACAACTACACAATTGAATGCTACGTGCAATCAGTAGACAACTTTGAGGGTGGGGAGTTTTACAGTAAATTCGGCTTAATGGTAAAGAAACAAGCTAGATTTCTTATGCCTAATCGTGCATGGAAGCGTGAAGTTCAAGGTGCTTATCTACGTCCACGCGAAGGTGATTTGTTGTGGCTATCTAATTTTGGTGCCCTATTTGAAATTAAGTATGTCGATGAAGAATACTTTTTCTACCCATTTGGAAAAGGTGTATCCGATCCAACAGCGCCAGAAACAAACTTTTATGCATTCTCATTGGTAGTCGAGAAGTTTCGTTATAACGATGAAACTATTCAAACATCTGTTCCTGAAATATCAAATGCTGTAAACAGTATCATTGCTACATACGCTTTCAACATGGTCAATACTGGTTCAGGTATCTATAACGTTGGCGATATAGTTTATCAAACAAGCAATAACAATATTAATGGTCTACAAACAGCCAACGCAATTGTCACCAGTTGGGATGAGCCTTCAGCCGTATTGCAGTTGAATACTATCAGCGGTCTATTCCTACCTAACGTCAGCATATTTGATGCAAGCACTGGAGCAACATGGACAGTGAACAATTACAGTATGTTGACTAATACGAACAATCCATTCATGGATAATCCTGGTATCAATGAAGCGGCTAACACTATCTTAAATTTCAGTGAAACAAATCCTTTTGGTGATAGCTAATGTTTGGTAACAATCCTTATTATTTTCGTACAATTCGTAATTGTGTAGTCGCATTTGGTTCTTTATTCGACAACATGATCATGGTCAAGTACATCGATGGTGTGACTGAAAAGTCACGCATTGTCGTGCCATTGACGTATGAAGGCAAAGAAGATTTTATTACTCGTTTAGTTGATAATCCTCGTTTGGCTAAACCTATTGAAATTTCACTACCTCGTGCATCATTCGCTATCACAAGCTATAACTATGCCCCTAATAGAAAGCTAAGCACATACAATAGCATTACTGTTCCTGGTGTTAATGGTGCGGCAGATCAACAGTATCAACCAGTCCCATGGGATCTAGGTTTCGAGCTATGCATTTATGTTCGCAACGTAGAAGATGGTACACAGTTAATCGAACAAATTCTTCCTGTATTCGTACCAAATTACACATTGACAATCAATTACGTTCCAGAATTGGGAATTTCACGCAACGTTCCATTGATGTTAAACAGTGTCACTTGTTCTAATGAATATGAAGGCGCTGCTCCAGATCAAGAGCGCACAATCATTTGGACACTTGGTTTTACAATGCAAGCTCAGTTGTTTGGCCCAATTACAACAGGCAATGTTATCACTCAAGTATCAACTAACTTCTTTATCGATACTCAGCTTGGTTCTAATGGCTTGGCTTCTGATGTTGAAATCTTCTTGTCTGATACAGCCGGTGGCAGCGGCAATTATCAGATCAACGAAATCGTTTATCAGGGTGCAAACCTTCCAGACGCTACAGCTACAGGTACTGTTTCTACATGGAATGCAACAGGAAATGTGTTGGTATTGGCTAATGTTTCTGGATCATTCTTAGCCAATGCAACAATCATTGGTGCCACAACCGGAGCTATATACTACGTAGGTTCTATTACACCAGATGTATTAATGGCTAATGTTACGATCACACCATTACCTGCCGGTGCAAACTCTAGCAACGCTTATGGTTTCGATACAGTGATCACGGAGTACCCAAAGACGGTTTAAAATTATGACAGATACAGATAGTCCACTTGCCTCAGCACTTGGAGTGATATTAGCAGCCGACCAAGTTAAGTCGGATATTGAATTGAAGAAAACAGTAGCTGCTAGCCTACCTCCTGAAACGAAAGCCAATAACGATGCAGAATTTGCTCGTGAAACCCTTTACGACATGATCAATAAAAGCAACGAGAGCATCGTAGAACTTATGCGCGTTGCTAAAGAGTCTATGTCTGCTCGTCATTATGAAGTCCTTGCTCAGATGATTAATGGCAATGCAATCATGGCCGATAAGCTATTGAAGATTCATGCCGATCACCAGACAGTTCAAAACAATGCTGTCAATCTTGCACGTAATAGGGGTGGTGCAGTTCCAGGTTCCAATGTGCAAATTCAAAATGCTGTATTTGTCGGCACCACAAAAGAGTTGTTAGATATGGTAAAATCAACACAACAAAATCAAGTTATTGAAGCTGAATCGAGAGAAATTATAGATGATTCTATAAATAAATAATGACCCCTAGACAGATAGCATTACAAAATAATCAAAAATTTTATCATGGTCGTTCGTGTAAAAACGGTCATACCAAAAAATACACATCATCGAGGCGATGTGTTGAATGCTTTGGAGAAGAATACCGCGATAGAATATACGATATAAATCTCGAATGGCAAAAGAAATATCGAACAGTAAATAAAGAAACTGTTAGAGAAAATAATAAAAAGTGGTACACATCTCCTAAGGGTAAAGCCACCATGGGTGCAACTACCAGAAAAAGACAAGCTTCTAAATTACAAAGAACACCAAATTGGTTAACTGAAGAAGATTTAGAAATCATCAAGCAGTCATATCAGACAGCAGTTGAAATATCTGAAGAAACCGGCATAAAACATGTCGTGGATCATATTATTCCTCTCCAGGGAAGAAACGTGTCCGGGCTGCATGTGCCATCTAACATTCAAATTATTAGCCAAATTAAAAATATTAAGAAAAGTAACAGATACGAAATTCTATGAAAATAGTTCCTATTATACAAACCGATAATGTTGAAACCTTTAAGTCTAATCCTAGATTGAAAAAGGTTGGTCAACAAATAGCTATGACAGTTGAGCAAGTTCAAGAATATTCAAAATGTGCTTCTGATCCCGAATATTTTATAGAAAACTACGTAGAAATTGTTACATCCGATGAAGGTGTGAAAGCATTTGAATTGCGAGATTATCAACGCAAGATGATCCGTAAAATGCATAAACATAATCGCGTTATTATTGCGGCAGCAAGACAGTCAGGAAAAACTGAGTCATGTTCAGCGTTCATTTTATGGTTTCTATTATTTCAAGAAAATAAAACTTGCGCAATTTTGGCTAACAAAGAAACAACTGCAACTGAAATCGTCGGGCGCGTTCAAGGTATGTATTACAGAGTGCCTCTTTGGCTTCAGCAGGGAATTGAAATTTGGAACACTACAAGTTTCTTACTTGAAAACGGTTCACGTTTAATTAGCTCTGCTACTTCATCTGACGCTATTCGTGGATTTCGTATCGACTGCTTAATGCTCGATGAATATGCTCACGTTTCTAATGATGTTGCCGAAGAATTCTTTACATCCGTTTATCCAACAATTTCTTCCGGTAAAAAATCTAAAGTAATTATATGCTCAACCCCGAAGGGTATGAACCATTTCTACAAGATGTATACGGATGCCGTAAATCATGTTAAAACACGTTCTCAGTTCAAACATATCAAAGTAAAGTGGGATCAGGTTCCAGGCCGCAACAAATTGTGGATGGAAGATATGAAACTTCAACTTGGTGAAGAAAAGTTTAATCAAGAACAAGAAGTCGAATTTATTGGTTCTGGTGGTACTTTGATTAGCTCAAAAGCTTTGAAGTGTTTAGCTTTTGTTGAACCTATTAAAGAAATGTTGGATCATAAACTTAAGATTTATGGCGACGTAATGAAAGGTCATAGGTACGTCGCTGTATGTGATGTTAGCCACGGCAAAGAATTAGATTTTAGTGCTATTAGTGTCATTGATGTGACTTCGATGCCCTATAAACTTGAAGCTATCTATCACTGTAATGACATACCAGCGGAACTATATCCAAACGTGATCGCTCAGGTCGCACAGTATTACAACATGGCCTATGTCCTGGTTGAGAACAATGATATCGGTGCATTGGTATTAAAGATCTTGATTGATGATCTTGAATATGAAAACATCATTTACACCGAAGCAGATAAGATCTACAAGGACACATTGGTATCTGCCAAAACAACTAAAGGTCCCGGTGTACGCACCAGCAACAAGACTAAGCGCCAGGGATGTAATACGCTCAAGCAATTGATCGAGCGCCAAGAGCTATTGATTCAAGACTTTGATGCTATCTCAGAGCTATCAACCTTTGTTATTAAGAAAAATAAAACCTATGCGGCTGATGAAGGTAAATTTGATGATATCGTAATGACATTGGTCATGTTTGCATGGTTAACCTCTCAACAATACTTTAAGGATTTGACCAACGTCGATGCCCGTGGAAACCTATATGAGGCCGAACAGGAAGCGATACAGGCCGAGATCCCTGTTATGCCAATGGTCAGTGAGCCTGAGCTAGGTGTCAACAAATTCAAGCAGGATGGTGTCATTTGGGAAACCGTAGAAAACGACGGCGGTGACTATAAATGGAGCGGTTATAGCACTAACGGCTGGTAACCATTAATGTTATAATACCCTCTGTTATAACAATCCTAACTATTAAAGAAACTCCTGATATAATCTCCCTGGAGGTAAATTATGAAGATTTGGAAACAAAACAAATGGTCTTATATTGGAGTCGTGATTGGCTCTATACCTGGATTCTTTCTTGGTTGGCAATTTGGCGTTGTCAATTTCTTCGTTTGTTGTGCTGTCGTAACTCTAATTAATTGGTTGATTGAAAGATGAACAAACCAATTAATCCAGCATTAGCACGTATTCAACAGATCAAGTCCAAGGCAGGTTCTGGTGGTGGTTCTAGTTTTGATGATATTGAACCATTTATGAATCCGATTCTTGAACAAGCAGCCAAAGAAGTAGCTGCCGAGCGTACAACACCCGTTGAAGTATTACCTCCGATTGAAGAAGATCCAGATGAATTGCGTGTAGCCATGCGTTTGGTTGCATTACAGGCCGAAGGTGTCGGTCCTGTTGCACCAACAAAGACAATTGTTTACACTGACACACGCGGTGCTATTGATCGCTTGAATGAATCACTCGAAAAGATGAAACCTAAGAGGGAATAAAGTGAATTTACCTTTTGTTATGGGAACCGAATTGACCGGTATTCATGCGAGTTATGATGAGGCTACTAGTGTCGCCACACATCGAAACCTTGATTTTGATTGGTTTGAATTTGAAAGTAGGCGTGAAGCGAGCCTTAAAAATGTCAGAAATGATTTACGATTAGCTGGCTTAAAAATTCATGGCATTCATTACGACGATCATTGTCTAGAAATCTCTAGCAAGAAAATTTCTGACTTTGCTAGCTTGAAGAATTTCTGCATCAAGACACGTAAAATCATGCAGAATAATTTATTTTTTCCAAAGAATCCGACCACTGTCTGTGGTGGTGCTCATGTTCATGTCGGAATTAAAGACATGAAAATCAAGTACGAGATTGCTCGTGATTTGGTCATGCGTCCGTATTTACCTTGGGTATTTGGTGAACCTGATGAAGCAGGCGCTATGGATGTGTTAATCAACAAAAAGGAAGAATTTGAAGATTATGCTATTCGTGTGGCTAGCAACCAGCCTTGTTACGGTAGTTATAGTGCCAGGTTTTTATCAGCTTTGATGTTGCCGTTTAACCCTGAAACCAATTACAACGATCTTAGTGACTCGATTGGTAAGGAGACAATGTTTCGATTATCAGAAGGATACAACACGCTTGAAATCAGATTCATGGAAATGACAGAGACATGGGAAGAACATGAATTACAGTTGAATTTTATTTCCCATTACATTGATTGGATGTTGATGAGAATTCTTACTAATCGCACTACACACATCAAGCTTATAACCAATAGAGAAATGCAGAAGATTGAACCGAAAGTCTGCGCTGATTTATTCAACGAACTGTGTTATGATATTGGTCTTAATCCTGATGATTATGCTCCATTTATTAAAAGAAATCTGTATCCACGCTGGCAGGATGGGAGAAAGAGACGATGAGTTTTATTACTGTTACAGTCGATTGGTCAGTCGGTATTTGGAATGCTCATACACCGGCAGTATTTCTAATCGGATATGCGTTGCCATTTGTTATCAATACATTTGAATTTTCATTGAGAACTATTAAAGAGTATCGAGAAGATTTTGCGTAGTAGAGCCGAAGCTATTGAGTACCCAAAGTCACATTTTTATTATCCGCATTTGACTTTAGGACACATATTGGCTCGCATTCTTGGAGTCGTTACACCGTTCATCAGTTTCATTGTGATGATCACAAACATGGATAGAGTGTTTGAATGGATCGGCAACATTTTCCGTTTCTTTGGTCGTCTATTTGATATTCCATTGGTGCCTAAGAGATGAGTGATGAAGAGGAATTTTTTGAAATCATAGACAGTCATCCGATGACTGATAATGAAGCATCCGAACGATTCTCTAAATGTAACCCGCGTCTGTTACCTCTTTATGAACAATGGAACACAGTCGCAGCAAAATTACAATCTGAATATTGGGCATGGTCCAGAGATTATAATGAATATTTGGATACATTTTTAAAGTTAGCTGATGATCTTGGAATGCCATACGAAGAAAAATGGACGGCAGACACTCGCAAGAGATTGGTTGATTTAGAAAAGTATTTTCTAGAAATTTCTACGATTTGGTTATGAGGATATAATGAGCAAAGACAATCCATTTGACGACGAAGAAGAATTCATCGAACAGATCAATGAGCATGCTATTCCTCAAGAGGAAGAAATCATCAAAGAAACGATAGACGTTAATGCCATGCTTGTTGATGTCAATAAAGAAATTAAGAAATATTATGATCATCAGAGTCTCGCACAGATCACACTATCATTTGAGTTTGTGGATCACAGAGGCTATTCATATTGGGTTAATAGACAATACATGAAGAGGGTTCGTTAATTATGAAATCACTTACATTCAATAAAAATTCTTGGCATTACTGGTTCGTAAACAAAACTACCAACTATTTTGAACTCAATGATGGATACGACATTTGTTCTTACACCCGTGCATTCATTGGTGGTGTATTCATTTCACTGTTCATGTTTTATTTTGGTGCCTTATTTTTGGAAAAACCTTTCGAGCAAAGATAAAGAAGAAATTAAGAAATTCGAAGCGTTTTTGCATCTTATAAGTACTCCAAGAGAGTTTGATACAACTGTATACGACCATTGGAACAATTCATATGAACGAATCTACGGAAAAAAGCGACGCCGACGAATTCTTAGAAATTCTATCGGGTGAGCCGGATCATGATGCTGTCACGGATCGAGTACAACAGATTTGGCTTAGAGGCGCATTAGATGGTGACGATTATGAAGATGTTCTAAAGACAATTAAAAGTTATCTGCAAGGCGTTTACGGTGATGATGCCTCAATCGTTATAGTCACAGACGATAGGACCGGCAATTACACGTTTGAAATCGAGCATGACGCATACGATTAATCTATGCAGTTTATTATGTAATCTTATTACAATCAGTGACTTAACAATAATTAATCTAGTCAAAAGGTGAATTGAATGCAACTACCAAAGATCACTGTGCTATTCCGCAGCACATTCATACCGACCGGAGCAACCTATATCGGAATACATGACACGACTGATTTAAGTTTCGGTAATGAGGGTTTTACAGATCCTTATATTGGTAACGGTGTAAAGCTAATAGAACTGGCCAAACAGTCAGGTAATCGTCGCAGTCTTTGGAATGTGCAAGCCATTCGAGTCGGTACACGTAAAGAATGTGAAGAACAATTAAGGCGTATGTTAGATAATCTAGACTATACGAATCCAAAGGTGCTCAACGCTGTAGGCAGTTGGCCTAAGGGTGTGCCACAGAGTGCCGAACACAAAGAAAAACGCTCTCAAGCCATGTCCGTGGCTTCTATAGGCAACACGAATTCTGTCGGTCGAAGAGATGGTGGAATTGATATCGAGATGCCAGCAGGACAGAAGCTTAAATGGTTTCATTCTCCGGACAATACAGAACAGAAAATGATTGTCTGTGATGAAAACGACAAGCCAATTAAGGAACAATACAATGGTTGGATATTAGGTAAAATGCATCGCAATCCGCATGTGCAGCGACGCCTAGATGAAATCAAGCAAGAGAAAAAGACCGAGGAAGAATCTGAAGATTAGTAATTACAATAGGCTCACGCTTATTTCGTGAATTTCCTCTAAAAGATGTTCAATAGACCGAACTCTATCTAAATGTTGAGACCGAGCCAACTCATACGTTTCAAAGCCGATGGTTTGATAGTCGCGACCATGCGGCGTCATACGCATCAGAGCCTTTTGAGCCTCAATCAGGGCATCGTAAACTTCACGACATTGCATTTGCAACTCGCCTCTCGATGTGCCGTTGATGTTAATCTGAGGCACAGCCAACATTTGACGCTTTTTAGTAATCATTTCGATTCCACCATGACAAGAGACTCAATATTGAATTCCGTTTCAATCAAATACTTCGAACGTTTCGCATGCTCGATATCAGTAAACTCGAATGCAAGATGAATATCCTTGCTAAATGTAACTGACTCCTGGTCATCGTCATCAGGATCGGATGTAACCCATTTGCCACCGACAGCGCCAGGAACATAAACAAGAATCGTCTCAGTGACAGATACTTCACCCGGCACCGACTCAGTTGTTTCCTTGTCCTCATAATCGATATCACCGTAATCAATAGACTCGTTCATGTTTACTCCTTATCCAATCACGTTGAAATGAAAATGTACGCCAGCACGTATAGCTGCCTCACCGACGAAAACAGGAAAATAACGAGTGGTATACGTTATTTCATCCTTCTCGGTCATGATGAAATAGCGTAGATTCTGTTCGCCAAACTTCGCTTCAGCTGCCTTGATCGCATTGGCTTCAGATGCGTAAGTCTTATTGGCAACGATTCTAAATGCGGGCATTTCTTTCTCCTATTTTATCGCGTCTATGAAAGACTGACATTCTACCATGTCTTTGGCTTCTTTCAAACCAAAGCCTGTAATAGAACGAACTTCTTTAATTCGAGAAACCTTCAATGGTTGACTCCTTCTTAGGGATATTGGGAAGAAAATTCGGATGCGAATCCAAGAAACTTTGAGCAGCCGCTTTCGCATCAGCCACGTTACTGAATCGAGCCTTAAGACAACGCCACACAAAAGCCGTATCGTTTTTCGTGCGAGTACCGGTATTATGAGCGGTCCAATCTGCGACCCAGACACTAATGACAGGTGGAGTGCCATCGAAAGTAGGTTCACCCTTAGCAAGCTTTGCCGTGTAATCATGTTCACATCGAAGAAAAGCAACTGCCTCGTCATTGATCGTGCCACTAGGCCAACCGCGTCGCTCGAATGAACGATAGCGACCAGTCGGAGCCGGTTGAACTTTCCATTTAATTTTCATTGTCTTTTACTCCTATTTGCTATTGCTTGCCATCGAGAAAACCGCAATGCGTTCGCTTTGTTGGCAGCTTCAATTAATCGTTTAATAAACTCTTTGCGCTCGCGTGCCTCAGCAATACTAGCGATGTCTTTCATGATGCTTCTTGCGATAAGCCACGATATCCTTGCCGACTTTTTCGTTTGGTACATCGAAAATATCAGCAACAAGAACCGCAGTAATTAACCATTGCACTTCATTAGCATCGAGAGCATTGCCGTCGCCCGCACTATCTTCATTTGCAACGAATTCAATAGCCCGTTTGTAGCTGGCACGTTTCATTTCTGAACCTCCAGTGAGGGAAACCAGTTACCATAGCTGCTAGTAAAACAGTATGTTAAAGTCACGGTGGTACCGACAGGAATATAATTTCCTTGTGCATCTCGCGGCAGATCCAACAAGAAATACACAATTCCTACCGTGTCGATGTACTTGTGATAACGATCACACATGCCATGATAGACAGCTGTCTTAGTATTCATTGCCGAATCTCCGTGTGAACCTTGCCAGTGCGATCCTGGTAATACCAAAACCGAGACTTGGGCTTAACGGGAGTCACAGTCTCAGTCTTATCGACCGGCTTAGACTTCTTGCGAAAGCTATCCTCAAGAGCCAGCAGAAACAGGATCACAAGGATATCAGGAATAATTGAATAGCCGTGCATTAGATTTTCTCCTTACGACAACCCATGAAAAGAAGCGCGAAAACCAAGACCAGCAACCAGTGCCCAGTCATAGCGCATCCTATGATAGCGACCAGCAATAAACAAGAGTTACTCATTTATTCTACCTCCGTTTCGCGCTCTTCAATCGTGATGGTATCACCGACGCAGAGATTCTTGAACCAGCGAATAACATCCTGAGGCATGAGATATTCGCCACCGTGCATGCGCAACTCGACGCGATCCAATTCGCAATCGAGACTGTTACGCAACACAGCTTCTTGAATGAGTTTGAATTGAGCCATGATTGAAACCTCCTATTGCCGAGCCGTAATTTGTGACTGAATGAGAGCCTGAAAACCTTCCCGAGTCTGAGGGAAACCAGCGAGACGGCAAGCACGCTTGCAATTGTCACTGAGATAACCCTTCAGTTCAAGAACTTCCAGCGGCGCATACGTGCGACGGCTAGCGTCATCCTTCACCGTTTCAAGCAGGCTGAAGTACTCTTCAACCGTGAAATTCTTGATTAGAAACGCCTGAAACGATGCCTTTGAGCCGTACTTGAATCGAGCCACGAACTTGCGATCCGGACCATAAGTCAGGTACTTGCTAGAATACTGGAATTGAGATTTGTCGAATTTCATTAGTGTCTCCTAAATTCGTTTTACCTGATTAGTATATGCAGGTACCGTGCCAACTCCGAATTCTACAGCCAGGGGCTTAATAGAGCAATTTCAATTAGGGTATGGTCAATATGTGACGCAAAGTGTTAGTCACTATGTGACACAAATTGTCACTTTGACCACAAAATCCTCGTTTCAGGCACTCAATTGACTTGGCATGCCCCTTGCATCTATCCTATTATCAGTAACTAGGAGAAACCAATGCTTTACATGAATGACTATGATATCGATAATGCTTTTCATCGCGCTAGCCGTGACAGTGTGAAACGTAAAGCGATCCGAATCCTTATTAACCATAAGGATATAGTGAATAACAATTCGGATGGTTGGGCATATTGGAAAGCGCCGGTACAGGCAGCACAAAAGCTTATGCAATTGATTAAGGGACCGAATACCATATCCGAAGTGACAGCAGCGGAATGTCTCAAAATCGCACTGCGTCCTATTAAGTCGTTTTATACAAAACATCCGCAGTTGCCGCGTCCGGAAGGTCTTGACGACTAATTGAAACTGTGAAGTAGATCATAGACAGGGCCGCATCTGCGGCCCTTCAATCGTTACTGCGATGCTGTCGCAAAAAATAGTCAATATGTGGATGGCATGGGAAAGAGAAAGCATAAAAATTTACATCTTCTTTAAGATAACCAATCGATGTATTGCACCCGTTGCAAAGTAAGCTGCCATGATTTCCTCCTAATTCGTTTACCTGATTAGATATATGAAGGTACCGTCGATATTGCTTGCATTCAAAAATATTAATCATATGTACGGTACCGCACAGAAAACGGATACCGATTCCCCTTAATGTGCAAGCGTGTTTTGACTGATTCGATTTGAAATATTTTCAACTAACTTAAGGAGTATATTATGTCTAAGTCAATCGTTACTGCGATGCTGTCGCAAAATAGTCAATATGTGGATGGCATGGGAAAGGTAATACCTGCCGATATCCAAGGCAATCCAAGCAAGATTGCCGATATGGTAGGCGCATCATTTCAGGTAGAAAGACGTCCGGTATTTTTCAAAAACCCTGATGGCACCTATTCTAAAGCGCCAGGTAGAGATGTGCTAGTCCGTCCGGATACCATTTTTTCCGCATTACAGACGGATCTAGCGGACTTCGATCTAAAGATTGCTTACGGTACGGCAATTAAAGGCGGGTCTCTAATCACAGTCTGTGCTGAATTGCCGAGTGAATACGATATCACAGTAGGCAAAGGAGATTTAATAAAGTCGTTTCTTGTAGTTACCATGGACTACAATTCGAAGCATAAGAGCCGAGCGACGAAAGGGCTAATCCGAACGGTATCGGGAGCTACGCTTAGCACTAGCATCGATGAATCGACTGTGCCTGAAATCATGAAAAACATTAAGGCACAAATTAAAGATGAGGCGCAAACATTCAAACTGCTATTTGATACCGAGATGCCAAACAAGGATATAACAAAATACTTTTCCAGTGTGCTCGATGTAGATCCGGCAGATATCGGAAAAGTCAAGGCAGGATCAAAGCTAGTGAGTACTAAGACTGAGAACATATTGAAAGCTATTACTCAGTCTTATGTGAATGCGCCAGGAGCCGATTTAGCTAAAGGTACAGTCTGGGGCGCATTGCAGGCAGTCGCCTATTATGCAACGCATCTCAAGACAGTGCGAGATACTACAGGCTCCGGAACCGAGACAGCACGCGCAGCTAGTAACCTGAACGGAGATGCGAATCGATTGAAAGTGAGAGCATTAGATCTAGCTCTAAGCTACGCTACGCGACCTAGCAAGGTAAAACAACGCGAGGCCGCATAACCCAAAGGGTAAAAGAGAAAGCCCCGGAGAATTGCTCTCCGGGGCATTTGTCGTTTAGAGTCTTATTAAACCGACTCTTTAGACATGCGCTCCGCGACTGCAACGCTAATAACATCCGGATTATCGAGCGCATACTGTGCGGCTCGCGTAGTCTTAAACGGACCCATAACGGCAGTGTAACCCTCCGGTACAGACTTGGCGCGAAACATGACATAGAAACCGTCCGGATTGATACCAACATAGGGGCGCGAATAGACACGCTGAACCGTGGCCACGCTAGGGCTATCGGCAGTAGGGGCAGGACCATTAGGAGTCAATGCGGCTTGAATCCGAGCCGCAGCACGACGCGCAGCACGATTACAAGTGTGCATCTGATTGACGGCAATGACACGCTTCCAACGACGATTAGAATTAAGATTGTACATAATATAATCTCCTTGTGAGTTACAATTGAGGGTTAATTAAACTTTAGATGTTCAATTCTGAACGTTTCTTAATGTTGGACATGACAGCAAAACCGCCATGTGCCTGAATCACAATCGAGCCTTTCCTACCGTCAGCGCCGCAGCACGCGAGACAT